ATGGATTAGCTGAATCATAATTATATGCAGCATCAGTTGAATATAATCTTTGAGAACCTGCATTAGCAAATCCTGTAATTCTTACAGCCCAAGTACCAGAAGCTCCAGATCCTGTAAGAGAAGGAGAGTAAGATGTATAGTTTGCATCATTTAATATTACTCTCCATGGATTAAAAGTTCCAGCATCTCCATTCCTTGTTCTGAATGCAATTCCTGTTCCTCCACCACTATATGTAGCATTTAATTGTAAAGAATAACCACCATCTCCAACTCTCATAATTGGACCAGTATATGGAGCATTTACAGAATATGTAAATCCTGATGCATTTGTAGACATTGTATCTGCATTCAATGTAAATCCTTCATAGAAAAATATACTAGAAGGTTTACCAGAAACATTAGCCCAAGTTACAGAACCTGCTGAACCAGCCGAACCTGTGATATTAATACCCCAAGTACCAGAAGCTCCTGTACCAGTTAAAGGTGCATATGTTGAGGCGGCAGAAGCTGTAGTTAAATACGTATTTGTATCATAAGAAATTGTACCAGCTGTAGACTTAACAAATCCAGTTCCTGATAAAGGGGCTTGATAGTTTGTAGAAACACTAATGATGCCACCAGCATCTACACTAACTCCTGCACCAATCTTAACACCTCCAAGTACTGATGCTGTTGCAATAGGAAGACTGTAAGATGCAGTTCCAGAGATTACACCTGTAGTAGCATTGATTGTAATAGTTGAACCATCCACCTTAACACCACCTAATACAGTTGTTGAAGCTATAGGTAATGTATATGAATATGTAGCATCCAACACTCCAGTAGTAGCATTGATTGATAAGTTAGATCCAACCTTAATACCACCTAATACAGAAGCTGTAGCAATTGGTAAAGAGTATGGAACAATATCACTTGTTAATGCAATAGTACCTGAAGCGTTTGGTAAAGTGTAATCTCTTGAAGCGGTTAAACTTGTGAGAATAAATTTAGCCATGTTACCAGCAGGCAAACTGAAAATGATACCAGTAGAATCTGAATCAATAGAATTATATCCTGCAAGGAATGAAACGCTTGAATCTTGTTTGATTAATATTGTATTATCAAATAAACCGAATCCAGTGAAATATTTATTACCTGCAATGTATTGTGTGCCAGTTAACTTAACTACATCAGCATCATTAGCAGGAGTGTATCCTAATACATCAGGAATAGATCTGTTTCTCCATAGCTGTGTACCAGCAATAGTCTGTAAGAATAATCCTTGACCATCTGTTTTAGGAGCAGTAACTAATACATCATGAAGCTCCTCTATTTCAAATCCATTCTGTATGTTTACAAAGATTTCACCATTGTTTTGTTGCTTTCTTGTAACAACACCAATGTAAACCATGTGAGCAGGAGCTACAGGTTTGTTAGCTAGTCCATATAATAATGTACCATTAGGTCCTAACCATACAGGATCACCAGCAGCACCAGCTGCAGATGTATCTAGTCCTGTAATTAAACCATAAGTCACACACTCAACCTGAGCATTTAATGCACCACCTGTTTCTAATAGACCAAAAGTCTTCGATGATCCTGCTTCTGTAGTATTAGAAGAAGCAGAAACAATCATGTTTGTTCCATCAGCACCAGAAACATATACAGGAGTTCCTTTAGTTAACGCTGCTCCTAGTTTAACTACATTCTTTACTTGTGAAGAGAAGTTATCAATCCACTGTGTGTTATAATCTGTAGAATTAATCTTAGCTAAGATTTGACCAGCAGTTCCACCAGCAGGCATAGTTCCTGAAACAGTCCACGATCTATCTGCAGACAAGTCATACCCTGTACCATTAATAGTTAATGTACGAGTTGTAGGAACATATCCAGTTAAGTCAGGACTATAGACAGGGACATTTAAAACACCTGTAAGATTATCATATGTAGCTGCACCAGATGTCCCAGTTGTTGTAAGAGATATAGCTGTGCGAGCACGAGCAGGAGTGTAGTATAAGTTAGTTAATCCTTCAGGAACGTCAGAAGATACTAATGATACAGCACCTGTATAACCATTAACAGATACAACAGCATCAGTGTTATCCACTTGTTGCCAAGCTGTACCATCAAAGATAATCCAGTCACCTAGATTCCAGTCTGTGATACCATCAATGTTTGTAGTTCCAGGAACACTAACAATGTAATACCATCCTGTTGTACCTACACCAGATGTAAGAGTTGGTGTATTTGTAGAAGCATTCCAAGTTCCTTTATATATAGAACCTCCAATCAAACCATTGATTTGATTCTGTACCTTACCAAATGCTTCTAGGATAGTATCTGTAGCAACTACAGAACCACCAGTGATGTTAACACCTGTTAATAACTTACCAGTAACAGCAGGGGTAGATAAAGTAACTGTAGCAGAACCAGGTCCTGTTGCAGTAGCCTCACCAGTTAATGCAGTGATGTAATCACCAGAACCTTGCTTACTATTAAATGTAGTCCAATCTGTAGAAGAAAGATATCCATCTGTAGATGCACCAGCTTGAGTGATTGATAATGTTCTATCAGCACTTAGATCACCACCACCTTGTAAAGGTCCAGTTGTACTAATAGTTCTACTAGTAGTAACATAACTGCCAGCAGGTTGTTTGTTATTGAATGTATTCCAGTCTGTAGAACTCAAGTAACCATCAGCTGATCCCGTTGCTTGAGAAATAGAAATAACGTGGTTTAAGATACTTAAAGGAGAAGACGAAGAAGATATTCTTTCTGTATATGCAGTGTTCCAGTTTGCAGAGTTGTCTACAATAGATGTACCCCATGCAGTTCCTGTTGATACAGCAATACCTGCTTCAGGATAAACCATAGAGTTAATAGTCCACGATCTATCCGCACTTAAATCATAAGTAGTTCCATTGATTGTAATAGTTCTAGAGCTAGGAACTTTAGTATTAAAAGTATTCCAATCAGTTGAACTTAAATAACCATTAGTGGATGCATCTGCTTTTGTAATAGAGATGTTAGGATCAGCACCACCAGTAGAAGCTAAAGGAGCAGTGGCTGTAACAGATGCTACACCGACAGGAAGTGTCCAAGTTCTATTAGCCTGAAGGTTTTGTGTAACACCATTGATTGTAATGGTTCTTGTGTTAGGAACAGGAACATATCCTAAAGCACCTTCTATATCTAAGTTTGTAACAGGACTTGCACCTGTAACTAAACCCTTCGCATTAACTTTTAAGTTAAGAAAAGTAAGAGAATTATAAACGTTTGGGTTAACTGTTGCTAACGTAAGTGTTACAGGAGCACCTGTTGTACCAGATCCAGTAACATCTCCTTCGAATACAAGAATGTTTGAAACGTTAGGTATAGCTGTAGTTGTAATACTTGTAACTCTACCCTTTGCATCTACAGTGATACGAGGAATCAATGTACTAGTACCATAGGTACCAGGATTAGCGTTCACTGTAGCTAATGTTAATGCAGCTGATCCAGGACCAACAGCAGTTCCATCACCAGTTAAAGCTGTAATGTAATTACCTGCTAACTGATAAGCATTTGAATCTAATGTACCATCACCCTTTACAAACTGAGAAGTAGTTCCCCCTGTAGTAATATGTTTAGCAGCTTCTATTCTACCCTCTAATAGTAATTTGTAATTACCAGTAATAGTTGTGTCATGAAGAAGTGATCCACCTAACTCAACAGGTACACCAGGAGTTGTTTGAACAACACCGTTCTGAAAAGCATAGCCCAGTCCAGCATCCGCAAACGCTGCATCAATTTTTTCAAGAGCTGCCTGAAGATTATCTCCAGTATTAATTCCTGTATATATCAAGTTCTCTCCTTGATAGATTACACAAATGGCACTCAGGATAACGGGACAACTATCAACAGAACATACAAAGTTGCTCATACAATTATATATTAGGGGTATATGAAATTATGGTGTACACTGCGGACAATATACACCATAGTAACAAAAATAAGTAATTAATTTTATTTCAAGCGACTAGCAGCAAAGTATGCCGCATAATATAGCAATTAGCGATTGCTATCCTTATTGATAGTTACATCAAACTCTTTAGCAAAATTACTATTAAGGATTGATAGGTATGTTACAACTGACTTACTAACAGGGAACATCTTCATAGCATACTTGATAGGCTGAGCTTTCTTACGAACATCATCATAGCTAGTCTCAGAATTCATATCCATTCCTGTTATTTGCATCAAGGAGTGTTTAGTAAATTTACTAATGTCTCCAGCGATACCCATAGCTGGGAACATACCACCGTTTAATAAGTTCTGGAACTCAGCAGGATTGTAGAAGAACGAAAGCTCACCTACAAACTTATCCATAACTCTCAATGTATAACGATGGAAGTTCTTACTAGCTTTATCATCATCATCGTCTGGAGCAGTGAAGCCTAAGGCAAACATCATACCCATCAATGATCCTAAGATAGCAAGTTCTTTCAACTGATTACGTAGATTGATTCTAATCATATCTATGAAATCTTCTCTAGACATGTTCAAAGGTTCGCCAGTCTCTTCCTCATACTTAGCAGCAAAGTCTTGGTAGTATCTATCCAAAGCTTCAATACCAGCATCATTCATTGTCATGATGTTTACAATATCATTTGACTTGGTCTCAATAGAAGATGCAAGTACATATCCTAGTAAACGAATTCTACCAATATCATATTTCTCACCAGAGATAGTGCTGATTAATTCTCCTGTGTCAGGATCAATCTCTTCGTTAATAACTGTAGAGAAGTCATCACTTACCTTTCTGAACTCAGAGAAACGTGTATCAGCTAGTTTAGGAATCCAGTTCTTGAAGACCATCATAGACTTAGTCCAGATAGACATAGACATTCTATTCACATCACTATCTGCCATACCACCTGTAGCATTTCTTGAAATACGTCTAGATAGGTTTGTCAATCGTTGAATCTCAGCTCTATTGCTTAGATCTAATCCAGGGATTACAAGTTGACCATCTTCTAACTTTCTTGTAACAGAGATAGCACGTGTAGCCTTTAACTCTTCAACCTCTCTTTCAATAGCTTCCTTAGAACTTCTATACTCAGCAGCTGAGTTATATCTATCTTTATACTTAGCTTTTACAAACTCGTTGATGTTAACTAGTCTACCATTCTCTACCATTGTGTTTTGTAACAATGTTAAGAACACAGACTTCTCGATAACCTGTTCAGGATATCTCATGAACACCATAAGGATGTCACCAAGATTGCTTTGAGTAAGCTTAGACATACCAGCCTTCTTGAATTCTTCATAAGCAGGATCATCCTTTAGAGGCATAAATGTATTCACCATTTGGATGAACACTTCTTTATCCTCATTGTTCTGGAAGTCTTGCTTAATAATCTTAGCTTCGTTCTTAGCAAACTCTCTAGTTTTGAAGTAGTTACCAGACTGTGCAGCCATCTGTACGTTACCACCAAAAGCATTGACAGCACCTGAGATGAACTCAAATCCTAATGTCTTTAGTTGGAATCCTCTGTTAGCAGCATCAATAGTTTTCATTAATGATGTAGCTGTTGGATTCTCATTCTCTTTCCACACCTCTTTACCAGCTAGTGTATTAACTCCTTTCTTAACAAAGTTAACCACCTTACCAACATTCAATGGAGTGTCACTATCAGACAATACATACTTTTGATCGTAAAGAAGAACACGTAAGAAGTCATCATACATCTTTGTATTCTCTTCATTACCTGGAAGTTCTTCTAACTTGTTATCACCTGTCTTAACAACGTTACCTATTCTTGTAGTGTTTAAGTGTCCTTTGAACTCTTCAATAGTCTTAACAAGTTTTAATTGTCCTTCTACATCAGATAGGTACTTATACTTATTCACTTGCTGTAAATAAAGAATCATGTTCTTGAACAAGTCTTCACTTACCTGTGAGTAATCATTTGGATTCTCAGAATCTTGTACAAAGTCTCTAGTGTAATACTTAGGAATGCTATTCTCTAACTCTCCTGTCACCTCATTAATCTCACCATAGCCCACATCATCAGGATTGATCTGTAAGCTATCATAGAAGTTAGACATAACAGATAGCTTGTTATCCCATACCAACTGCTCAGCCATAGTCTTTCTAATGAATGGCAAGAAGGTAGATGCTACTTGATTCTGAATGTATCCAGCATCCTTAGCTTTAGTATTAATCTTAGTGATGAAATTGTATAGAGATAACAAGTCTGGATCCTTCTCAATAGCTTTGTATTGATCAGAGAACCATTTGTCTTGAGGATGTCTCTTAAGAATGTAGTTGTTGAAACCATCAAACTTAGGGTTGTCAATATCAAGTTCTTGCTTAGCTTTCTCAACTAATGCTTTCTTAGTTTGCTCAACCTCTTCATCTGTACCAGCATAGTTATTGTTATTGATACGTTCAATACGTTTCTCAAGAAGAGCATTAGCTTCTTTCTTGTAGGCTTCAATATCAATATTGTTTTGCAACCATTCCATATCACCACCCTTAGCTGCTTTCTCTGACAACTTATCATAAAACTCTTTAGAGTATTTGTAGATAAGACGATTAGAAAGTTTACCCTCGGTGTCTTTCTGATATAGTTGTTGCACTAGCTTTCTAAGATCTCCACCACGTTCAGCAAGCTTAGTTCTAATAGCCATTAACTCTTGCACCTCAGCAAATGAATCTTCTGATGCTCTACCTTGTGCAGCTCTAGTTAACTTATATAATACTTGTAACGCACGTAATGGTAAATCGGATACACCTCTGAACAATGATCCTAGTCCTTTTACTACAGCCTCAGCCTTTGTAAGACCAGCAACTAAGTTCTTCTCACCAATGTGTTTATCAGCAAACTTCTCAGCTGCTTTGATAATAGTATTCTTAGACTTGAAGATGCTATCAGACTCAGCACGTAAGTCATCTAATATCTTCTTTCTCTCAGCAATCTCTGCTTTCTCCTCATCACTAGTAGCTTCCTGCTCCATCTGTGGAGTATAGATAAGATCATCAATCTCTCTAGAGATGTTCTCAAATACTTGGGCTAACTTAATGTAGCTGTTCATATCATCTGCAAAGTCAGACAACTGAGAGTTCTCAAAGTCTGTAGATGTTACAGGAACATTAGCATAAGTAGTATCGTATTCATTAATGATTCTCTCACCTTCTTTTCTAGTAACCTGGATTACATCAATCAGATAACGAATGTTCTGTGTGGATTGTACAAGACGAATAGCTTGTCTCACCTTATTCAAACGTTCGTTCTTTAACTTACGTTCTTCTTCATCAGTTACCTTCTCTTTCTCTAACTGACGAGTTAATCCATTTAACTTAGCAATTACAGCATCAAGTCTAGCTTCTCCTGTAGATTCAGTTTGTTCTGAGATGGGAACTAAACGTAGGTCAACAATCTGAGAAGCATCAGCAGAACCAGTAGCAATACCTTGAAGTACAGGTAACTTATCTTTAGAGAAAGCAAACTCCATTAAGAATGGAATAGCTCTCATCTTACCAAAGCTCTTTACATCATAGTTCTCTTGTAGCATTTGTTTGTATCTACCGATCTGAACATCGTATGCTCCTTGTTTGTACCAAGGCACATCCGTTTCTTTCTCAGATACATACATAAACTTCCAGTCAAGGATAGTTGTCTTACCCTCAGGATCTACAGCCAAGAAGTCAATAGTACCAGCCTCTTGTATCTTAGGATCATAGATCATCACCTCAGAGAATACCAATGTACCCTTAGGTAAACTGTTCACTGTATCAACATAGTATTTCTCTAATTGAGAATACATAGCCTGAGATGTTACATTGAACTTAGCTGGTCTAGGATCAGGTGTCTGCTTCTTAGTACCATCCTTGTTATAGAAACGATCATGGATTTCTTCTAAGTCCTTATGACCTTCTACACCAAACTTTCTTTTAATCTCATTGAACTTTGTTTCAAACTCAGTAAACTTCTTAGTACCAAACTTGTTTCTGTACCATGCTTTAACACGGTCAGTTACACGTTTCTCGATTCTTTTCCAAGTGCCATCAGGTTGTTTAACCTCATAGTAGTTACTAGCTTCTTCAGAGTCAGCAAGTAATGGATCAACAGGTTCATTGCTTTCTACTTTTCTAATGCCAGCTTTAGTTTGTTTAATCTTATCCTGTACAGCTTTCTGTTTCTCAGTAACTTCGAACTCAACTTCTATTGGAACAATCTCCTCAGAAATACCACGAGTAGATATATAGTCATTCAACGTAGATAATGTAGGCTCACCGTTAGTATCTAGTTCTACTTGAGTAGCACCTTTCTGCCATTCTGTAAACGTAGGTGTATATACCTGAGCCCAAGCTTTTAAGGCATCTTCCTTATTAGGCTCTTGCTTCAATATATCATTGTAGAGTAAAGACTCCTTACCATTAGAAGCATTCACTCTTACAATGTCACCAGTTTTTTTATTTCTAATTATACTACAAGCCATAGCTATTTACCATTACAAAGTTCTGATTCTTTTTCTTTTTTATTAATGACCGCATCTACTTCAGCATCATTAAACAAAGATAACTGATTTGCTGGAGTTACCACTTTCTTAGGAGCAACTTCTATAACAGGATTAGTTACTGCATCATGAGCAACTACTTCTTCTTCAGGAGCTACTTGCCCAGTCTTTGGTGATACAAAGTAAGGAACAATCTCACCATCAGAAACTTCATTAGATGTATAAGTAAGACCGTTTGGAGTTTCTTCTACAGAGTATTGTACAGGTAAGAAACCATTCTCTGTGAAGGCAGATGGTCTAGCCACTGCGTAGAACTCATTAGCCTTGAAGCTATCTCCCCAAGCATTGATCATCTTGTACACATATTGTGTATTGCCATAGAAGTCTTTGATAGTTAATGCTTCTGTCTTAGCGTCATCAACGTATACCTTTTGGAATAATCCTTTGTTGATATAGCTGTAGTCACCTCTAGCTTTCTTCTCATCTCTTAGCTTCTGCTCAGCAGGAGTTAAGTTTTGATCTTGCCATTGGTAAACAATAACATCTTTATTAGCTTCTCTAGCACGAGAGTCTAGCTTTAACATCTTAGGTATCTTACCTTGGATAACAGCAAGGTTCACCTTAGCAGAAAGCTTCATGTTGTTATTGTAATCACCTTTCTCTGTACGCTTAGCTTTTCTGTAAGGAGTAACATCATCATCTGCCCAGTTGTTTCTCTGGAATACAGCTAATGTGTGATAGTCTTGTAGATTCTCTTTCTCCTCAATAGTAGCCATTGTTCTACCATATACCTCTTTGAAATCCTCATAAGGAAGTAAAGATGTGAATGAGATAGGAGAGTTAGATAATCCTGACTGTACAATAGCAAGTCTTACTAACGCACCATATAGATTATTATCTGAACCATTAAGGTATTCTTTAATCTCTCTGAATGCATAGATCATTTGGTTCTGATCGTATGCTTTGTTATCCTTATTCTTGATAGAGATGTTATCTATACCACCTTCTACATCAGATAACTTAGCATCAATCAAGTTGATTACATGGTTTCTGTATAGTGGATGTTCAGGATTACTCATCACATCTTCTTTGAACTCAAGAATTCTTCTAGCACTAGATACACTATCTTCTTTGTTAACAAGGATGTTAGCTAGGTTAGTATTGATTCTTCTGTCTGTCTGTACAGCCCAGTCAAACAAATCATTCACAGCTCTCTGTGCTAACTTAACAAACTCTCTGTCTGGAAGATTAGTGTATGGTGTAAGAGTCTTCTCAATAACTGTTCTTACATTCTGCTTATCAGAAGTTAACACGGTAGCTAAAGCATCACGTGTCTTATTGATTATCTCATTAAGCTTACCAATGAATGAGTTCTCTAATAGATCATCTACAGATGTTACAATGCTTTGCTGAGCTTTCTTCAACTGCTCTTGCTTCTTGAATACCAAGTAAGGATTGTTGAATGTAGATGTATCAAAGTTAGATCCTTGAGTTACATTGAATAACTGCTCAGCCATCTTAGCATATTTCAAGAACTCATCTAACATGAAATGCTGTGCAGCATTCTCAGATGCAGTTAAGTTCTTCTTGCCAACCATGTTAAGCAACTCAGTCTCACCAGGAACAACATTCATCTTAGAGATTAAGTCTTTACTTGTGCTGTAGTTAGCCTTAGTAGACTCAACAATATCATCAATGAATAACCATGAGTAACCAGCATTCTCTACAGAACGTAAGTATTCACGAACAATTGGTTGGTTCATAAAGAACGCAATAGTATTGATAGGTACACCAAGCTTAGTTAAGAATAACCAAGTAGATGCAACGTTTGGTGTAGCACCAAGCTCCATGATCCAAGGACCTTTAGAGATATCCACATAACCATCGATGAACTGCCCTAAGATGTCAGAGATGTTCTGAGGCTTAGTAGCAGCATTGTTAATCATTGATAATGTAGGATATGTCTTACCATCAATAGCAATTCTATTGTATTTCTGGAACTTAACAATACCATCACCCAACCACTGACGTTCTTGCAAAGGCATATTAGTCATACGTAATCTATCAACAATGATAGGTTGACGTTGATTCAATGAGTGGTTAGTTTGGCTAACCGCAGCAATACCAATAGCATACTTACCAGATACGAATGCATGACGTAATCTAGACATGAACGATCTGTTCAACAAGTTACCTACAGCAGTGTAATCAAATGATTCAGAACGAAGTTTAGTTGATATAGTATCAGATAGCTTCTTCAACTGATCAGCAGAGTTAGGTTTAACTAACTGATCAAAGTTTCTATCATTAGTAACTAAGTTCTCAGAAGACTGAATGTATTCATTCTCAAGAGACTTTCTATACATGTTGTCTACAAACGTATCTCTTCTACTAGCTTGACTCTCTTGCTTTAACATCAATCTTTCCTCAGCATCTCTTGTTGCTGATTCATAGTCTGTGTCATAATCTACATCATCTGCTAATGCAAGTCTTTCTAATTCTTTCTTGATGTAGTAGTTCTCCTTCTCAGATAGTTTATCATACACCTTACCGTAGAAGTCTTTAGTAGCTTCTTCAGATCCTTTGTATTCAACTAGTGTAGGTTTACCATCAACTCCTGGATATACATTCTTAAAATATATACTCAACTTATCTATATCAAAGTCAGATCCGACTTTCTTAACTAGAGCTGAAGGAATAACAACTGAGTCACCAAACTCTTTAGGTAAGAACTGCTTGATAACAAATGCATCAATAGAGTTCTTGTTCTGAGTAGGGATACGGAATGCTAATCCAGATAAAATCTTTTGTCCTTCTGGTGTAGTGTTTAGATACTCAAGCAACTCAGCATCAGTCATGTCAGTATCAAACCAACGACCAACCATTATCTCAGCTACGTGCTTACCATCCTTCTCATAGAATCCTAATACATCAGATGTATATGCCCCACCCTCTTTCTTTGCACGTACACTCTCTAATAATGTAGAAGGGATCTGTACCTTCATACCACCAGAGATCTTAGGTGAGATTACATTCTTGTCAGCAATAGAGTAAAGGATTGTGTTGATTTGTTGATATACATCTACAAGAGATTCAGCTTTATCAAAGTCTGCTAATGCACTAGTGATGTTATCATTCACCTCTCTCTTAAGAATCTCTTGACGAAGAATCTCAGTCATCTTAGCAAAGTCATCCACCTCATACTTACCATTAACCACCTTGATTCCAAGTTTGTCAAGTAATGTATTGAATCCGTTCTCTGTAATTAACTCAAGGAACTTCTGGTTATTCTTAACCTCTTTGTATACTGGAGATGCTTTCTCTTTAGCTTCTTCTGTTTTTAAATCATTCCAAGCCTTGTATCTCTCAGTAAACGCATCACCTTCTTTGAAATCAACAGGTACACCAGCTTCCATGTAATCCATGGTGATTAACTTAGTCACCTGAGAACCACGTGTAACCAATGCTGTGTCCTTAGAAGGAACCTCAGACTGAATACTCATGATAGCAAACGGAACGTTTACAATAGTATTTTTAGCAAATGGCTCAGGGTTTAATTTAGATTTATTAGTAGTTTCATCAGTAACATATAAATCATGAGATTCATTAGCTCCTACCTTTCTACCACTATTATATACAGCATAGTCAACACCCTCAGCTTGCATCTTGTCATACATCTTGACAGCATTAGACTCAGGATTAAGTTCGTATGCAATACGATATGATAAAGGATAAAGAGCAAACTTATCCAACATTACATCATTGTATTTCTCACCATCAGCTTTGTTACCAGATACAATAGGCTTCAACGGAGTGTATGCACTCTTTACTTGAGGATTACCTGCTTCTAGAATATCACTTTCTTCTTTAGTTAAAGCAATATCTTTTTTGTTCTTCTCAAATGCAACATCATATTTGTATTGCAACTCCTCATTCTCATTCCACTCTCCAGCACGAATACGGAAGTTACGATTAGCTTTCATAGTGATGAATCCACCACCATCAGTTTCCTCGAATGTACCATATCCCTCAAGAGTACTAGTTCCCATTACATCACTAAGTGTAACAGTTTTGAAGAAGTCTTTATTGAAATCAGTATTACCAATATCACCTTTCTTATATCCCTTGTTCCAAACCTTATTCATCGCTTTGTTCAACTCAACAGAGCTGTTGATGATAGCTTGACGTGGAGAGTTAAAGTTCTTGATACGTTTAAGCTCATCAGAATACTGATATGGATCAGAATAAAGAAGCTTGTGCATCTCAATGTTATTGATGATGTAACTAGCATTCAATGCATTCAGCTCTAACAATAACTCGTCAGGAGATAGATTAGTCTTCTTGCCTACCGCAACACCTTCAATGTTATAGTTACCTTCCTCATTCTGCGTTAAGATACCATAGTTCATAAGAACTGATCTAAACTTAAATGATTCAGTACTAATGAATTTCAATACAGCAGCATCGATATCTTCTTTGTTTGCCTCATAAATTTCACTAGGAGATCCTTCCTTGTTAATTAACTTATCATGTAGAGTGTCACCTAATACAGCTTTCATGAAACGCATATCAGAAGACACACGTCCTTTAGCTACAGGGCGATTAGCTCTAGCTAGATTCATCTCATCAATGAAGTATCCTTGGAAGATGTCATACACTTTATCGTATCCATCTAATAAGTTATCCTTAGTAATAGGATTACCCATGTAAAGCATCCACTCCATAGATGAATCACCTGGTACTAAGTTTAAATAGTAACCAGCCAAGTTCATATTAAGCTCTTGTGTAAGACGCTCCTTGTATGTAAGCTTTGCAGATTGTTTACGTTTACCTGTAGATAAGTTAACAAGACCATCAGCATAAGATGGCTTCATTAATTGTAATGCAGATTTGTTTACAGCTCCTGTAGTAGGATTGAACATCTTCTTCAAGATGACAGAATTAGTAGAGAACACATCATCTAGTAAGTATTCATACTGAGTGTTTCTCAATTCAGACTTGTTGCTGATCTGAGATAACATATCATATAAATCACTAGCTGCGTTTGTACCAATGAATGTTTGTGTACGTTCACCTTTAACATTGTAATACGTACTGCTAAATTCAGGATTGTCAATCTTAGCTTTGATTTCAGATAACTGACGTAAGCGTCCTGTGATATCTAAACTGTTTCTACCACTATCAATCTTAAACATCTTCTGTCCCTTACCAATACTATCTCTTAAATAGATAGTAGCTTCTTTGAACATATCTCTTTCACTAGAAGTAATCTTATCACTAAGAATATCTTTAGGATTGAAGACAATACCAAACTGACGCAAGAATGCAGTCATCATAGCAATCTGCTGAGAGTCAGTAGCTGCATCAAATGTAATAGACTTAGTAGATCCTTTCTTACCTTCATACACTCTCTCTTTAGACTTGTATGTAAAGTAAGGATTGTTCTTTCCTTGTAACACCTTTCTGATGTTATTCATGAACTCCTCACTAGCTTGTCTAGCAGCAGTAGTGAAGTTAGAATCACCTACAACAACCTCACCATTCTCTAATACAAATACGTTCTTAACATTAGGACTCTGCTTCTTGAATGATCTCCAGAATGCAGCTAGTAACTGAATGTCATGAATGTTATTTAACTTAGATAAGTCAGCAGGCTGTGATAAGTCACTGTTCTTAGTAAGACGTGTATATATAGTTTGATAGTTGATATCGTCATTAGCTAATGCACGAATACCTTCCATCATCTCTTCCAAGTTACGAGACTTATTAACACGGTTCATAATAGCCATGTAAGCCTGAGTAGATGGAATCAACTGTACACCATTGATAGATGAGTAGATTAACTCTAGCTTACCATTAGTATCATTCTTCTTTACATAAGGAAGAGTAGACAATAAAAGTTTGACAGCAGGGTTAATCTTTCTGAACAAGTCAATCTTTGTTGCATCATCATTAATCTCTTTAGTCTTATCTTCTTCATTACGAACAAGCTCATCGTTCTCATCAAACTCAATGTTATAAGACTTAAGTCTCTCTTGATGTTTAGCAGCAATCTGATTCCAGTTCTCCTCGTTATCAATAGCTTTCCACATTGCATTTGACTTAGCAATGATTGGAGCAGCTTCTTCTTTAGTCATTGTACCATTAGCAATGTTAGCTAATGCAGCTTTCTTAGACTTAAGAACTGTCTTCTGTAAATCATTTTTAAGCTTAGCATACAACTCACTCTTCTTCTTATAAAGATCTGTCACTCTAAACAAACTCTTGTTGTTTACAACTAAGTCTCTTAGAGTTAAGTAAGTCATTTGCTGAATCAAGTCATGTTGCTCAGCACCTGTAAAGTTTGCAATACTATACTCAGCTTCATCAGAAGCGTATACATCTTCAATGTTAATAAATCCTTTCTTAGCAAAAGAAAGAGATGAGTGCATTGGAGAATATTGTTTGTAATATCCTGTACCAATCTTCTTGAATAACTTATCAGTATTGCTAACAGCAGCAGGACCAGTGAAGAATTCTTTGATGAACTTAACTAAATCATGGAACAACTGTCCGATAAATGACTTAGGACCTTCTACCTTAGGGTTAAGAGTATACTCTCTAAACTCTTCTGCTAATTGCTCCTTAGCTTCAAGATCTGTAGCCTCAGAGAACTTAACATCACGACCTGTTGGTCTGTCAACAAATGATCCTTTTCTAGACTTGAACTCATTTAGAATATCTTGTCTCTCTTGAGGACTAGTGAACATCTTCCACACTGCCTCAAATACTTCGTGGTAAGCTGTACCAGCTTCAGCATTTTGATATAGATAGATAGCTCCATCTTTCAACATACCCCAAGCCTGCATACCATTAGTAGCAGTGATTACATTCTTAACACGATATACAGGAACGTTAGGGAAGTTAGCTTTTAACCAACCTTCTAACTGTGTCCAGTTCTCACCTTCAAATTGTTTAGCTTGCTCAGATACAATAGCACGTAACACCTCATCATCAGCCTCATCATTCATTTGGCTATTCATTCTTTCATCCTCAGATGCAGTGTATGTTTCGTCAAACGCATCAGGAATAGTAAACTCTAACTCATCCTCATCTTCAGCAACGTATGCAGCAATGTCAGACTTGTATTTGTTTAATATACTTCCTGCAATGATTCCTTTAGCAGCATTAGCATCAATACCTTTAGCAGCCATCAATGCTTCAACAGCAGCAGTATTGTTTGCACTATCAGATACAAATCCAAAACCAGTAGTAGGATCAGCTTGGTTAGCAGCAGCATCTAATGTAAACTCAATTGTTCCTACAGTAGGAATAGTTACACTGTTTGCTTTCTTACCAGTTAAATCAATAACTGTAGGTTGTGCAGGAGCTTTAGGTTTTAATGCTGCTAGTTCTGCATCATACTTAGCATTGATTTGTTGTGCTTTAGTAGTATTTGTAAAATAGAAATAACTTTGGAAATTAGTAAAATCTTTATCTCCTTTAAACTTTACTCCATATTTAGAAACTGCCTCTACTTCAACTTCTCTATCTGTTTCATTATCTTGTCGTGCTCCTTTGAATTGTGTCCAGAAGATACCCTTATCTCCTTTTCTAGCAGTTCTCAAACCATTAGCTTCTGCCTTTAACTCTTCTTTTCTTCTTCTCTCTATATCAGCTACAGGATCTGCAGCAGGAGCTTGTGTCTTCTTAGGAGCTCCAGGAAGAATAGGTTTAACAGCAACAGGTTTTGGTGCAGGTACAGGAGCAGCAAACTTATCTGCTTCTTGCTTATCAATAAAGTAGATACCTTTTCTATTGACACCTGGTCTCATGTTTACAGAAAGAGGAATCTCAGATCCTTCTCTGTCTTTACTAGATAACAAGAATGATTGATAGTTAGGCCATCTCTTAGTCTGAATCTCTCCAGCATCAGTGATGTTTGTAATCTCAGCATACTCATCATCTGATTTAATCATAGACAAGTTAGCATTGTTAAAGATGCCTGTTAACGCAGCAACAATTTCATCCTTGCTATTCTCTAATGCTTGAGGAGCAAATGGGAATGTCTGTACAGGGTTAGAGATTAATAACATTCCGTTATCAAACCACACACTGTTATTACCTGCAGGTTTAGATTCACCTTGAGGAGTTGTTGGTGTACCCCAATAAACTACTGATCTTAGATACTTGATTAATCGTTGAGATTCTAGAGACTGGATATTTCCATCTCGTTGTGCATTCTCAGCAATCTTATGAATCACTTTGAAAAGAAGCTTAGCTTCCTTCTCTGAGATACGTCTGTTATCAAGCTTTACATATTCATTACCCACCTTAAGGAATGCCTTAGCAATAGGGTTCTTGAATGATGATGTTCCACCAGTTAATGTATCGTTAGTTGTAGGGATAGTGATTACAGGTCCATTAGCTAAGTCATCCTCAGTAATTAATCCTGCATCAATAGCACTAGCTCTACCATCTTGTATTTCTTTACCACTAGCATCTGTTAACTTCATTGGAATACCAAATGAAGAATTGACAGGGAAAGTAGAAATCTCAGTAGATTTTAATGTAGATGTTCTCCAAGCATCATATTGACTTCTTAGTAATTCTTTTGTTGTATCAGGAGTAGACTTTCTGAACATGTCAGTGCTACCACCTTCAGTGTACGCTTTACTCCACTTTAATTCTGGACCAGGCTTAACTTGGTAGATAGCATTCTCTAATGCATTAGCTCCTTCAGGGATTACCTCACCATTCTTATCAACTAGTTGAATAGATCCATCTTCGTTCTGTTGAACCAATACCATAGCAATAGTTTGCTTAGGATCTATATCCTGAGCATACTCACCGCCTTGATCTTTTAAGTATTGAGTTAAACCAGGGATAAGTTTATCCTCATTATTGTATGTAACATATACACCACGGATCTTATCTCTGTTAGGAAAGTTATCTAAGTTAAAGCCAAACTGATTAGCTCTATCATTACCAACAATGTTATCAGAGTTGATAGTACCGTTCATCACGTTAGCATCACTCTTCTTACTATCTGGTTCTCTATCGCCACCCTCAAGCAATTCTCCTTGTGTATCTAAAGATGCAACAAGTTCTGCATTAAGTGCTTCGTTCTTCTTTAACTCTTCCTCTTCTTGTCTAGCTTTCTCTAGTTTCTCAAATGCCTCTTTAGCCTTCTTAGCAAAAGACTTCTCAATAGCATTCATCAACTCTGGATTATCAAATGAATTGACAACCTCTAACTTATCTACACCTTCAGCATTAGCTGCTATCTTTTGTAACTCAGTAAGTCCTTCTGCTTTCTCCACCTCAGCATCAATAACATCATTAAGAATATCATTGATTTCTTTAGATGAGTTATCTGCTTCACTTAGTTTGTAAGCCTTGAAATCATCTGGCTTCATGTAAGTGACAGAACCATCAGGCATCTTAACTTCAAACTCTCCACCTAACGTTGTAGCAAGAACAGTCATCTTAGGAGCAAGATATAACTGGTTGCCAATACGCATAGCAGGTTGTGATAAAGAATACTCTTTACCAATCTCTAACTCTTTACCAACAGTTTTTGTCTTACCATCCTCTGTAATCTTTTGCTTAACAATAGCAGCAGGTTGTTCAGTTACATTAATAGGTAACTCATCTATATCTTGATATGCTTCAGGATTGTTCTTAATCTTATCATACTCATCGATGTATAACTTTCTACGAAGAGACATCTCCATTACATCAGATAAGTTTTCTTTTAGCTTATCTTTTGTTTCACTCACTACATCAAGATCATTAATCTGTGCCAATGCTTCTTTAGTAGCAGCAATATTCACCTTCTTATCTTTGATAAGAGATTGTAACACATCTGTTGTGTTAATACCATTTGCTAATAATGAGTTGTTAAGATCAGGAATACGTTGATCATAGTTATTGATCTTTGCCATAGCATAGACCATCTTATCCATAACTGATGGATCGTAAACAGGTTTACCGTTCTCATCACGTACATCTGCATATCTATCTTCAACTACAGAATATAACTCACCTACACCCTTTGCAAGAGCTTCTAGGTTATTAAGTCTTTCATTAAACTGAGGTCTTGTCTCATTAGGATTAACAATACCCGTACTTACAAGCTCATTGAATCCTTCTTGTGTAGCAGCTTGAGTCTTGTAGTATCCTAACTCTTGCATAACAAAGTCTTCTTTACCATACTTGATGCGAGGCATTAAGTAAGATAGAGTGTAGTCATGCTCAGCATCTTTCTCTTCTAATACATCATTTGCTAAGATAGCATTCTGTCTAGCTTTCTGAGAACCAATACCAATACCTACATACTTAACTTGATCACGAAGGACATCTTGAATCTTACTATTGTTTAAAGCAGCAATAGCAATCTCTGTGTTAACAGCTTTCTGTCCACCACCTCCTAAGAATCCTCTTTCTTTAACCTCACCTCTAGCTTGTTGAATACCTCCAGAGATACCACCAATAAGCATACTCTCTAAACCTTCTTTAGTACTTAAAGCTTGATCAACACCTTCTCCAAAGATGTTTCCCATTGCTCCATACATACCAGTAAGTAAGCTAGAAGTATCCTCTCTATTCTTGTAAGCTCTATCAAAGAAGTTATATACACCTGTTTGAATAGCATACTGTGCTCCTTCTTCAAATGCTTCTGAAGGAGAGAATACTAATCCACCAAGATTTCTTGTAGCAACAGCAGCTTTACCAAAAATAGTTTTAGGAGTGAATGCAGTAACTACACCACTCACTTCTTTTTGCTCAAGCTCATTAATTAACGCTTTATCAAATCTTCTAGATGATCCTAAGATTTTAGGAAGCTGAAGATAGTTAGTTGCTGATAACAACAAGAAGTTTGCACCTAATGTATTATTACCAACTTGACTAGCATAGTCATTGATATTATCTAACTCAGCACCTTGTGGATTTCTACCATACACTCTTCTGAACTCTTCAATAGCATTAGCTCTGAAGTTATTCGTGTTCTGAAGACTCTCAATAGAACCTTCTCCCAAAGCACCCATTGTTGATATAGTGATACGCTCACCATTCTTTAGAATGTTTTGTGCAAATGGATTCTTTAAATACTTTTGTGCTATAGATGTTAATGCTCCATCAAATGCTGTATATTTCTCAGCTTGAGGAACAAGAGACATAGCTTCTTCAATAGCAGTAGCAGTTTCCATACCACGACCAGCTTGAACTAATCGGTTAGTCATACCAATAGCTCCTAAAGCTTTTGCCCATAGAGCACCACCAGCTAACGCACCTAGAGAATATCCTAAGTTCTTCATGACCTTATCAGACCAGAAGTTACCTGTTAATAAGTTATCAGGAGACCACCACTCAGCATCTCTTTCTTGAGTGCTATAATAGTTAGGAAGAATATCTTCAAAGTGTTTATTTATCTCATCTGCTTTATTATTAATCTCATTATCATAAAGAGATGAAAGCTTACCTGTTTCAAATATCTGGTTAACACCATAAAGAAGACCAGCAGTACCAGCTAAGAAAGATGAAGCAGCAGTTCCTGTCATCTTAATAGCACCATTAAGAAACTTCTCACCAATTCCTTGTTGCTGAGCATACATCTCTTCTAGATCCTGACCAGGTCTACTAGATGCATATCTGTCTCCAGTGTATACAGAAGATAGAGGAATAGAGGAAACTCCTGTCTTAATGTTATTTAATCCTTGATTAAAATAATCATTGAATGACAGCTGACTTCCTGGTGTTTTAGTATCAACAGGAGCGGATCCAGGAACACTTCTATCAGGTACTGTGGGAGCTTCAAGATAACCTCTTTGGTTGATTATTTTTTCTGGCATTTTATTGTCTATTGAAATCTGAAACTGTTAAACTCTTCATACGCATGATTACTTTCTGTAAGTCCTCATGACCTGGAGTTTTTCGTACTATGAGATTATTGTTAGGATCTTTATAGTAAAATACTCCGTAGTATTTACCATTCTCATATTTAAGGTTTGCTTCTACATCCACGTTTGGTACTCCTACAAAGTTAGGGAAATCAGATTTCTTAAACTCAGTATCACCATTGTAGTATGCTTCTTTATTATCTGGATTACCTTGTGATGTCTTACCACCCAAGCTACTCATTTTACTTTTAATGATTGATGTTTGCTTAGGTTGATATAAAGAACCAGCATTAATACCAAGTCTTAACATCGCTTCATCAGGAGCAATTACCATTCCACCTTGTCTTCCTCCATCTGGTGTAGCAGCAACAATCTCAACCATAGGTTGATTATTCTTACCTGTAACAATCTGTGCTTCAAGAGATCCTCCTTTTTCAAAGAAGTCTTTATCTGCTAATGCTTTACCAAATCCTTCAAAGTCAGGACTCATATTCTTACCACTAGTTGCGTAGTTACCTGAGAATCTTCTAATATTAGCAATCATATTCTTATCAGTCTCCGAATCTCCTGTCATCATAGGAAGTTTAAGATTAGGATCAATCTGATAATGATCTTTAATTACACCAGCTTGTGTTTCGTAAACTTTACCTAGTACTTTGCTATCTAACTTAGGAACAATACCTTTTAAGAATCCTAAGTCTACATCAGCATATTTAGATTGTCCACCAAATAATTGACGACCATAGTCTAAAGCAGAACCACCAAACGATTTAGCACTACGAATAGCACCAGTAAGAACTTGTCCAGACTTAATTAAATCTGGTCTACCAGAAGCATATTCAAGAGTTTGATCTAATAAGAAATCTAATCCTTTGTTTGCTAATCTTCTACCAGCTTCTTCACCTGCTTTTCTTACACCATCATCAATTAAGAACCCAAGTACAGATTGATTACCTTTTAAATATAATGCAAGATCATATTGATCTGCAGGGTTTAGTGTAAATTTCTTTCCTTGGTATGTTCCACTAACAGGTTTAACACCTGTAAGAGTAGCTTCCTTCATTGCATCTTGTCCAACGATATTAGCTGTTGTAGTTAATACTTTATCTCTTACTGTAGAAATATCACCAAAAGCTTTTGCACTAGTTCTATAACCATTAACTGCATCTACTAAATCAGGATTCTTTTGAAGAATAGAAGCAGGTAACTTTTGTATAGCTTGAATACCTTTATTAGTCCATCTAGATAAGAACTGCTCTGAAGTTTGTCCTGCAGGCTTAGCGTTATCAATAAGAGTTTTGATTGCTTGTGATTTTGGAATACCGTTAGCAATCATTCTATTTAACTTAGCAACCTCTGTAGGAGCATTAGCAAACATTCCGTTCCAGATAAGATTGTATTGTGAATCAGAGAACTTCTCAGCAGCATTACCGTAATCAGTTTCTAATACATTGATTACACCAAAGTCAGAAGGTTGCTCACCTTGTTCAGGAGTTAATCCTATTCCACCAGCAGCAGGCATTAATGTATCAGGAACACCATCGCCATCTGTATCAACCATTTGACCACCTTTGCTACCTCTCATAGATGCAATTGTTAGTTGAGTCTCTCTGCCTAATTTAGCAATGTTCCAAGCATTTTGTCTAGACAATGCAGCAAGGGCAGCATCTTGATCCATCTTTTGATGAGCTAACTTAATATCGTTTGCTTCTTTAGTAAGCTTGAACTCAAAGTCAGCAGCAGGATTATTATGAAACGTTGTACTTGTACGTACTGAACCATACATAGATGTCATGTTCTTTGTGACATCATCTGAGTATAACTTAGCTTTAGCAGCATTAGGATTAGATGAAGCAAGAGTCATATACTCATCGTAATGATTTCTAGTATTATCAATCTTTAATTGTAAATCATCAATATCCTTTTGAACATCTTCACCAGCACCTTTACGTAATGCCAGTTCTAGCATTTGATCATACTGATCATCAAGAAGCTCAGTCTTTTGAGTACCTAACGCACCTGATAATTGCTCACCATTCATACCTCTGTATGTATAGCGACCTTCAATACCTAATTGTTTCTTAACTCTAGGATCAGACATGATCATACCAATGGTACCCATAACCTCTTGAGGAAGTCTTCCTTCAGCTTCAAGACGTTTCATTGCTGGAGAGTAAATAGGTCTTCTTCCAATTACACGACCTTTCTCATCAGTTATATTCTTATACTGAAGATTACCATTAGCATCTGTTTGGAATATTTGATCAAATTTATAATTACCAGGTTTAACAGCATCAAACTGTTCCTTAGTAAACTTCTGCCAATCAAATGCTTTAGAGTACTCACCATTGAATGATGTATCTAACTTACCATCAGATAACCATTCATTAACCTCATCATTGAATACAGTCTCGTTTGCAGGATTATATGTACCTGCTTTCTTATCAGCCTCCATCTCAGTCATGAAGTTTCTGATTCTTTGAGTAGAACCAACTGCACGTTGAATGTTAGGATCCTTAATAATTTGTGTAGCCATTCCTCCAACAGAGTTAACTAACTGTTGATTAGAGAAATCACCAGCAGCTACTGTACGTAGTCTGCCACCAAGATCATTAAGTTTAGATTGAAGGTATTGCTTATGTTCAGGTTTAATAACATCTAATCCAGCTATATTATCGATATAAGCTTGAATCTTTTGTACCCCTTGATCATACTGTTGTTGCTTTTGCATACCAACAGCAACCATTGCTTCAACAGGAAGCTGTTGAATGTAAGGGTTAAAACTGGAAATAGCGTCTGTGAATGAAGCCATGAGTGAGTATAATTAACAAATATAATTTAAAATATTACATATACAAAGACTACTAACAAAAGTTAGTAATCTTGTATAACCAGTTTGATTAGAGATTTTTGATAGCTTTAACAATTGCACCATTTCTTCCTTTCTTTGTTTTAGAATTTGCCTCTTTAATCTTTTGAGCATCTGCTAAAGCTTGTAGTCTTTCTGCTTCTGTAAGAGCAATATCACTTGTAGATCTAGCACCTGTTCCTACTTCTGGTATGTTGAAAGAGTATGGAGCATTCATGTTGTATGCTTGTCCTCCTGGTGCATATCTGTAGTTGTACATGTTCTCATATACACCAAGCGTTCTATTAGAAAGATTGTTCTGTGCAATCTTAGCAGCAATTGATTGTAAAGCTGTCTGTGCTTCTTGCTTAGTTTTAGATCTAGCCATTGATTGTCTTTGGAACTGTTGATCTAGAATTCCTAAGTTAGCACGTTGAGCTTCATTCATCGTTTGGCGATTAGCCTCATACGCACGAGCCTTCTCAGCTTGATTAGCTCTAAACTGAGTTCCTAACACTTGAGCATTAGCAGCATACTTCTGAGCAGCTAATGCAGCCAAAGCTTCTGGGTTATTACCAAGCTGTCTTTGCATAGCGTTAAAGTCAGACTGATTAGCATTCAACTGATCTTGTAAACTAATCTCATAAGGCTGAGTCAATTGAGGATTGTATAGTTGTGCTTGTACTGGTTCTAATTGGTTATTAGATAAAGCATACATCTCTCCCATCAACTGATTAGGATCAAGAGGCTCTTGATTACTAGGTCGTAAGAATGGCATCATTGAACTAGCAAACACCGCAGCATCTTTCCATGTATTAGATTTCTTACCATCTTTTGTAGATGTAGTAGAAGGAGTAGATACGACATCCTCAGTTACTACTGGAGGCACATCTCTCTTCTGAATAAACGTACCATCGTATGGAGTGAATGGAATATCTTTTATATCACCATACATACCCATATCAACAGGAGAATACAATTCAGGCATCATTTCTTGTCTTGCATCAACTGCATCATTCGAAGCAGCAAAGTTTGGAACAGTAACACCAGAAGGCGTCCACTTAGCAGAACTTACACCAGTTGGATTTACAACAGGATTAGCAAAATAAGGAGCAGGTGCAGAAGGAGTAACTACAGAAGGAGAAGCTACAGGAGAAGCTACAGGAGAAGCGACTGCAGGGGTATCCTCATTAAACATTTCCTCAGTACGTCCTACCCATGTGTTGCGATATGCAGGATTAATAGAACCATCAGGTAATCTATTAATGTTTTGATACATCACTCTTCTAGCAGTATCAAACTTCTTCAAGAACGCAGGATCGTTTTCTTTTTTAGAAATCTCAGCAGAATGCTTATTCCATAACTCATCTAATGCAGCAGGATCTTGTGCTAATTCAATTCTAGGACCAGATAGATTAGAAGGATTAATAGTACCAAAAGCATTACCTTTAATCTTACCTGCAGCAAGTAACAAAGGAATACGAGGATCTTTGCCTGTATTAAATGCCCAGTCACCAGCACGTCCTCTTAATCCTAAAGGAATATTAGCTACTTTAGGAAGATAATCTTGTTTGAAGTAATCTATTGCTTCTTGTCTAGTTCTAGGTGCATGTGCATGACCTAATTTTTGCCAATCAGTATATCCAAAATTAGATAATCCATGACCTGTAGCGGATCCTTTCTTAAGTTCATAATCAAGAATCTTATTAATCCATGCATCGTTTGGATCGTTTGGATCTGAAGAACCACCATCCGCATAGGTAGTCATCTTGGTACCATATTTAGCCATCATCTTAGCAGCTTCTTTATCTTTAACAATTTTACCTTTAGCTAACTCAGCAGAAACTAATCCCTGTTCTTTAGCTGTATCAAGGATAGCATTCTGCAATGCAGCAGCTTCTGTTTTCTTTGTAGCAATATCTTTTAACTTCATGTTAGCACCTAATATATTAGCATTAGCTGCTTGTAATGTTAACTTATCAAACTCAGTATTAACATCTAAGTCATTGATAATACTAGTTGACTTATCAACAATCTTGTTTTGTTTAGCTTCTGTCTTAGATAGGTCAGCAGCATAATGCTTGAACTTCTGCTTCTTACCAGGCATGAACATATCACCAAACACAACTAAGTTACCATCTGGTGATCCACCATCCTGTAGCTTAACTGCTGGTTCTCCACCTTCTACCTCTACACCATTCTCACCAAAGGTAATAGGCATACCACCATTGTCATGAGAAGGACCTCTAAACATAATTGTTTCTCCACCATCTGGTAGATATGGATTGTAGGACATAGTCTCTGCTTGTCCACGATAAACTTTTAAGTCACCACCCATAGCCATCTGTACACCATCTTCAGCCTTGCCTGTATACATAGCTCTTTCACTAGGAGGAGTGTATTCTTTTAAGTGACCACCAGCACGTAACATATCAGCATCGTGAGGAGGCTTCAATAAATCCTTAACATCATATTCTCCAAACTTAGCAATCACTTGTGGCTGCCAATCATTACTTACCCAGCCACCATCTTCCATAAATGAATTAAACTGACCACTCTGTAATGTATTCTGCCAAGCAGCACTAGCTAAATTAGATTGCATTAACTGTTTCTGCTGCTTCATTTGCTTAGTTCTGTCTCCACCAAACGCACCGCCAATAGCTCCACCTAAAGCAGAACCAACTATAGATCCCAAAGGACCTCCAACAATAGTACCAGCAATGCCTCCTAATGTAGAACCTAAAGCTCCTTCGTTTGTTTGCTCAAAGTCACCACCACCAATTAAACTACCTAAACCACCACCAAGACCTCCTGCTTCACCAGCTAAGTAATTAGCACTTAATCCTGTACCTCCAAATCCACCACCATCAGCAAACTGCTTAACTTTAGAATTATCATTCAACGGTGTATATCCTTGGTCTGTATAAATAGTGTTAGGAGCAAATGTATTCTGAATCTCAGCACCATTCTTTGCAGCTAGATAGTTTGTACCAGATCCATAAGGATTACCCATCTGTCCTGGTTGTATAACAATATCTTCTGGACGAACATACTTACGAGTCTTCTTATTATCTCTAGTACCTGCAGCTTGCGTAATTAGATTACTAATATTTGCTGCTTGCTTTTGTTCCTTTAACTGTTTATTACCTTTAATAACATTTTGAATGCCACCAACAATAGAAGGAGCACTAGCTAATAATGAATTACCAGCATCTTTAAGATTAGAACTTTTAGTAGCTGTTGTTGCACTAGTTCCTTTAAGTGCAGCATTAGGATTAACATCAGGGAAATCTTGCATTACACCAAGTTGTCTAGCAAGACTCATTTTATTATTATATCCATTTTCTATAATACCAGAAATCTCTCCATACTCAAGAGGAGGAGCTAGATACTCATCATCTAAAGTAGACTCAATGGTTGGTAAAAATTTATTGCCATCCTGAGCTTTCTTTAACTTCTTACCATGCTTCTTCATGAAAGCCTCCTCTGTAGGATACTTCTTGTAGAACTCAGCTTCAGTTTTAACTCCAGCAATTTTTAAGATTTGAGCTTTCATATTATTGGTATTTGTCTAACCAGCCTCCTGGTTGTTTTGTATTGTAATTAGTAAAGTTAGTTAATTGATCCAGTTTTACCAACTGGCTTCCATCCTTAGAGATGGTCTTAGGTTTAAAGTCAAGTCCTTGTTGATAGTATTTCATTTCACCACCATTCTCGTATGCTCCTAGATTTTTATAAAAATTATCTCCATAAAATTCATCTCTTTTCTTTTTTCTATATGGGTTATTTTTATACTGACTTTCTGATTTTTTCATCTCTTCCAGTAACTTAGGTTCTATAACAGAATGAGCTTCATGTTCAACTGTTCCTGGTATATGATATTGACCAAATCTATTTCTCAACATTATTTCTGAAATAGCCAGTGCTGGTAAATCATTCTTCATCCATTGAATTGTCTTATTCAATCTATTATCTTTCATTTGAATATGATGAGCCATTTCACTAACCCAATCTTTTGTACTATCTGCTTGAATAGTTTTAGATGAAGCATCATAATTTGCAGGAGGTCTACTATCACCACCAACAGTTGTTGCCATTTTAGATAGTAATGAATTTTTATCTACAGGATGCACTTTAGGAAAACCATATTTCTTACCAAGATCCATCAGTCCCTCATATCTACCTAATATATTATCTGTTGCATTAGGATAATTGTAAACCATGTCAACAGATTTAGGATCATTATATACAGGATCATCTGATGAAATTCCTTGACGATAACCTTCCTCCTTGGTAAGTCTATCTAACATGGTACGATAGAACTCTTCTGTTTGAGGATCTTTAGATCCCACTACAGTTATCTCTGGTAACATTCCAGAGTAATAAGTTTTGTCTTCCTTATTCTTTTTTATCTCTTTACCATTCTCTGCAGAAGCTTTTGTCTTCTTAGCGTATGGACCATTAGAAGGAATATCTCCTGTACGTGCATACATGAATCCTACAGATCCTGGCATAGATCCTCCCATAGCAAACTGTCCTCCCCATGCAGGAGAATAGTTACGTCCCACGTTACTATATCCATCTCCTACAAAGTCTTTAGATATTGATACAGAAGCATCGTTATAGTTTGGTTGTACAGGACCTCCATCATTATATTTCTCTAACCATCCTCCGTTCTTCTGCTCTGGTTGATTAGCCATTGCAGCAGCACCAACTCCTACAGCTGCAGGAGCAGCCCATAGTCTATTAAATAAGAATGACGAACCATTATCATTATTAAATACATCAAAGAATCTTTTATCAACTACGTTTCCAGGTAAACCTTCTCCACCTCTCATGTTTTGAACATCTTTGGCAGTAATCGTTTGACTAGGTGATAAATCATACTTCTGTCTAAGTTCACCTATTCTTGCATGCACTTCTGTAGGATCAGCTAAATATGCCTTATAGGCATTCTCTTTACCCATTATTTTATCTATCTCCTTAGAAGTTTTTCCACTCTGTCTCAATGACTCCCACTGATTGTAATAATCTAAATACTCAGGTTTAATAGTATTTTGAATATCATGAAACTGTCCACTTTCAACTAAAATTGGTTGCCTTAACCAATCATGAAAATTCTCATGACCAACAGTAGATTTTATTTGTGAATGAGAATACTTAGGGTTTCTAGAAATCCATGTACCAAATCTAGGATATATACTTGCATTTGCTGCATCATCTAAAGGATTAGCAGTATGTCTATAAGACACTCCCATATTATCCGCATGAACCATAGCCTTACTACCATAGCTAGTTTTACCTTGCCATATAATTTGTGCTAAATCTTTTGCTTGTTGAGACAAAGGATATAGTTTAGAATTTGGATCATAGTTAAGGGAATGTTGCTTGTAACTATGTGAAGTCCAAGGAGCAGTTTGTTCCATCTTATCAAAATCCCTCATCATCTTTTCCTGTGTGGCAGGATGACTGATCCAATCTTTAGTCCACTGATTACCAGCATCTATTGATTGCTGTACAGGAACTTCTCTAGGAAGAATCTTATCAGCTAACTCATTAAAGAAATTACCTGTAGATGATATTATTTGTTTATTAGGTGCTGCTACAGTTTTAGCTACTTTAGCAACTTTACTTGCTTTACTACTTGCTTTAGCTGCTTTACCTAATAGTCCTGCTCCTACTAAATTTGTAGGATCTAATACAGCATCAACAGCAAATGCAGCATAAGGATTCTGAATACTGAATGCTTGAGAAGGATACTGATTTTTACCAGTTATCCACTCAGTAACTTTACGTTGAGGATATGACGTAACCTGCCCAAGAGCTTGCATTGCATTATCATCAATATTAGTTGGTGTTTGCTTTGCTGCTTTATTATATGCAGCTACTTTGGGAGAGACAGTCCAACCACCTTCCTGATATTTATCTAACCACCCTGAAGACTTTTGCTTTGCCATATTACTTGTAAGAGATTTGAGCAGGAGCTATAATGAATTGAGAAATAATATGAGCATCAGACTTGTTGTCTAGAATGTGTCTAATTAATAAACCTTTAGCTCTGATTGTATCTTTCTTGAACGAACGTGTAGAATAATCCATGTTCGCTTGGTTGAGAACCTTATCGATTGATAAAGACTCACAGCCAGTTACAAACAAAGGTAATGATTTATTTTTAACTACAGACCAGAAATTATTATATTGATAAAAATTATCTGATTTAGTATAAGTAATCGTCTTAGAGTATTCATTGTACATTGGATATTGCATGTACGCTTTCATGTTATTCATTGGCTTAGGAACCAATTCTAACATGCCAGAACATTGCTGACCATTGTAAATGATAGCCTTATTGAAATACTGATCATCTGTTTGAATCTTAGCATTGTCATTAAATACACCATCAGGGATAGGTAAGTATTTGTACACTGTACTAAAGTCTTTTACATTCTGTAATATCTCATCATGATACTTATATGCAAATGGATACTCGATGATATATGGTTCTATGTTTCCATAGTAGGTATTGTAGATTGTTGTGTTAGCTAAGTGCTTCCACATTGTAGCAGTGTTCTGAGGAGTGAACTGAATAGCAGCTATCTCCTCGATATCAAGTTGCGTAAGAGGCAAGTTCTTTACTGTCTTACATTTGCCAGTAGACTGCAATATAATAACACTAACCTCATCAGCAACAGTGTATGATACACCATCGATCAGGTCTTGTTTAGTGATATTAGTACCAAGCACATTACCATAGTTATCTGATATGGTGAATGGGCCTGTTCTATTACCAGCCTTCTCTAACTTTATGATTACTGTTTTAGACATTATATTATAGTGGTTGTGGTGGTGGTGGTAGAAAGAGAACTTAATCCTACTTGCCAATATATCTTGTTATTTTTCTTAATAACAGAATCATAACTCTTTCCAGGAACAGTTGTGTATTTAATAGTAAGTTCGTTAATAAAGTTTTTAGGTGTCCCATCCCATGCCTGAATACCTAACTGTTCAGCAACCCAATCTATTCTACAAGCAAGCCCTACAGGTGTCCCATTATTTATTACAGCTTGACCAAATACTAATCCTACAATTTTTCTAACACCATTAAAATCAGCAACTAAAGCCGCTCCAGAATCTCCTGGTTCAGCAGCAGAACAACCTACATACTTACCAAGAAAAATTATCACACTACTAAATAGACTACCACTATCTGCTCCTTGTAAATCATACCCATTTACAAGTATCTGATCATTATATAGAGTATAATAATATAAATTACAATCACCCTCTGCAGCTCCAGTAGTTCTTCCAGACATATATAATGGAATTGACTGATTCAAGGAATATATTTCAGGTGATGTAGCAAATGGTAATGGTAAGTTATAATCTACTCCATACTGTTTAAATGATTCTGTATTAGAAACATCTGATTCTTTTAAAGATATTAAAGCACCATCTACCCTGTTAAATATTGAAAAATTAAAATAATTGGGATTAACAGTGGGTACAGCAGGTACATACAATGGAACATATCTAATTACCTGACCTATTTGTAATGCTGGATTTGCTGTACAAGTTTCTCCATTCTGATATACATAGTTATCTTTTTCATTTTGAGCAATCTTAGTTAAATCTTGATTCATTGTCATGAACTGATTTTTAACAACTACGTGCCCAGCAGTAACACCAACTAAAGCTTGAGATGCTCTATCTACAGCAATAAATCCTAACGTACCTTTCTTACATTCTGTCGGAGAAACAATATTGTTTTTAGCACCAATAGATACCCCACCTTTCAAAGGTCTTACTGTGTTTCTATTACCAGGAGGAGTAGTTTGCCAAGCAATACACTGTGTTGGACAATTTAGCGTACTAGCATTACTTAGTACTATAACATCTGTTGGATAATATTTATTATCAACTATTACAAAAGAAGGTAATACATCTTCAGAGCTTATTTGATCTAATGGTAACTTCTCTTTAACTGCAAATGTTACACACTCTTCATCAGTTAATTGTCCATCTTTTATTCTATTTGCAAACATCACACCGATGTCTCTTTTATAATATTGAGCAGATAACTCTTTTAAAGCTGGATTAATATTGTTTGAATGTGTCATAACTAGTCTATAATATCAAATGTTAAAAACAGTGTACCTATTGTAGGAGGAGTAGAAACTAATGGAAAAGTTTGTGTTTCATATAATGATTTCACAATAACTGATGTGGCAGAATCAGGGACTTCTACATTCATTACAAAATAAGGAAGTTCTCCTGGAAGAGATAACACATAATTTTTCATTAAATGATCAGTATATGCTCGTGTTGCATAATTATTTTCATTAACCTGATCATAGTATACACTATACGGATTAAAATTATTCTTAACTCCACTAGTTACATAAAAGCTGAAATACTTTGCCATATATCATTTATTAAAACACTATTGATTATTTACCAAATCGTTGGCTGTTTGCTTATCATTCCCAATTGCCAGTATTCTTTATTATCAATAGTTTTAGGATTATCAAAAATTGGACCCTCAAGAACTTCGTAATCCATGTTAGGTATATCTAAAAAAGCTTTAGGTGAACCATCCCAAGCTTGTATTTGTAGTTTTGCAGCAATGTGGTCTATTCTACAAGCAATACCATAATTTCCTGTATCACTAGTACTTCCTGCATATAATAGACCAAGTATCTTCCATGTACGTGGACCATCCTTCCAGTTAGGATCAGATGGATTATATGTAGGAACTTTACCCATTAAAGCAGATCCTGAGTCCCCACCATTAATTGCTACACAAGTTACATCTGATCGAGTTACTACAATAGTATTGTCATAGGAACTAATAAAAGGATAATTTCCAACAAGCATTAAAAAGCCATAATCATCAGAGAACACTTTAAGTCCGCACTCATCTTTCTTAACACCAGTTCTAGCACCTGAACTCCACAATTGTAAATCTGTAAAATCCATCAATGCATCTAACTCTTGTGTAGATGCAAATGTAGGAGGGGTATTTATTCCGCCAGGAATATCACTTAACCCAATTTGTTTCCATGATTCAGCATTTGTTATAAAAGGTACTCCTTGTTGTGTATCATTTTGATATATTGCAACCATTGCTGCATCAATTTTATTCACAAAAGGAAGTGCAGATTCTTTATCTATATGAGCAGGCATACCAAATGGAGTATATGTATACCAACTCCAAGCGTCTGTTTTAGGTACTCCTAAAGGAGGTCTTTTTGTATACCTAGATAAAAAAGGTAAACCTCCATTATATACACCTCCTGTAACAGGATTAAAGTATGGTGCTATATCTGCAACGTGAGCATTTGTAATAGCAACAATAGCTTGCGTTGGTGTATGTACGGCAAAAAAACCTAATGTACCGTAGCTTCCAGACATCTGAAATACAGTACCACCTTTAATAGGTCTATTAGCAGTACGATTTGTTGCACAAGGTACTCCATTAGTAGCATCATAACAACTATAACAACTAGGAGGTAGAGAGCAAGTCATACGTCTGATATCACTTAACTCAGTTACATCTGTTTTATATATCACCCCATCTATCTCAATCTCTGAAGGAATTAGATTCTCAGGAGAAATCTCAGATAATGGAAGTTTCTTCTTTACACCAAAGCTTAAGCATTTTTCCTCTGTTACAATATTATTTGTAATTTTCTTACTATATCCTGCGCCAACAACGTCAGGATTAATCATAAGTATTTGTCGTAATTCTTTTTTTATATTATTCATAATATCCAATTGCTGAAAGTGTAGTGACTCCTGCTTGATAATATATTCTACCATCTATAACTATTTGCTGAGCATCATTTATTCCTGGAGTTACAATACTAGGAACAGTATATCCAAAATAACTAGTAACAATAGATCCTAAAGGTTTAACACTTCCATCCCAAGCTTCAATTCCTAATTGTTCTGCAAGTTTATCAATTCTAGAAGCATATCCAACTGTTTCATTTCCTCCAATAACTAAACCAATAATTTTCCAAATTCCTCCTATTTTTGCAATTAATGCAGCTCCAGAATCTCCAGCAAGAACAGTAGGTAATCCTGGTGTTATTCTTGAAAATGATATTAAGTTATCAAAATAAACTTCGCCTGGTATTGTATCAGATGTCAAACTAGTAGTTACCCCCACAGCATCTATTTTTAATCCACACTCAAAACCATGTTTTGTTCCAGTGCCTACACCAGTACTAGATACCTGCGAAGGAGGACTTGATACTAATGCATTAAGTTCTGCTGTTGTAGCAAAAGGCATAGGACTGGTTATTTCAGGAATCCCTTTTACTTGATAAGATCTCCAAGAGGGATCATAAAATGGATCAAGTTCAAGAGCAGGTGCACTTCCAACAAAATCTGGAATAACACATGTATAAGTTTGAGATGTTACAAAATATGATAAACAAGCATCTACCTGATTGAATCTATTAGGATCATTTTCAGGTTTAACTTTTAATGGTACATAAGATAATACTGCTCCTATATAACTACCTTGTATATTAATTGAAGTAATTTGACCATTAATAAAATAAGACTCTGCAACAACAGGATAGTTAAAATTAATATATCCATTAGCAGATATATCTACATAAAATTTATTACCTACTGCCTGTTTATTAACAGTAGAAGGTTCTGATGGATCATAAAGTAAATGAGCTGCTGTTACACCTACCAATATATTTTTATCTGGATGATAAGCAACAAATCCAAATGTTCCAATATATATTCCTTGCTCTCCCGAATCAAAACTTGATGAATTATAAAAAAATCTGTTAATGTAAGACATTCCTGATACTACATATTTTTCTTGAGTAGTACCTGTAGGAGTAGCTGGACAAGCTGCAAATGAAACTTCTCCAATCTCTACAACATCAGTAACATACGTTACACCATCTATATCTACAGATGTAGGTAACATGTTCTCAGGATTAGCTTCTTTGATTGTTACACCAAATGTAATTCCTACAGTATCAGTTTGAGTTCCTCCAATAATCTTTTTACCTAAACCAATTGATTTAACTCCTGGCAAGGTTGATAATTCTCTAAGCTTTTCTTGTATTCTATCTGTTAGCATATCTTAGTTATTATGTACTTAAACTTCCAGGAATTACATTAAAGTTAACATATAGCGTGTCTTGATCATAATGAGCTGACGTATATATTGTATTAAGATTCGTGTTAAAGTTTTGGAATCCAACAATATTAAATGATCCTGGACCAGGTGTAGTCGTTGTAGTAGTTGTAGGAAAACCTGTAGTTGTGGTGGTAGTAGTTGATGAAGATGTAGTTGTTGTAGTAGTTATAGGATAAAGTTCAACAGCCTCTCCAGCTAATGAACAATTTATTCCAGTGGTAGTAGTTGTTGTAGTAGAAGGAGTTGGAATCTCCGAAATAGCCACAGCAAGTAAATCACAACCTTCGTTAAGTCCTGAATAGAAGAAGTTATTCTCTGCTATGTAGAAGTTAGGAATGTAGCTATGGAATGAAATCCAGCTCTTTGTATTCATACTGAATGACAAAGTCCAAGACTTATTGCAGAAGTATCTAATATCAGTTAACTGAACAATCTCTTTAAGAACAGTAGATCCATAGGTATTATTTACATAGTACTCACGTGCAACCTCATCATAGAATATCTTACCTATTTGATCTTTCTGAGGGATATAATCAAGTTTAGATATAATCACACGATCATACTTACTATCAAATACACCATGTAGTCCACAACCAGTAAAGTGGTTATCTGTATCAGCTTTAGGGAAGTAACGTAATATCTCAAATGCTAAGTGGTCTGTAAAGAACTTATTAAGTCCTGAACCAAATGCAGATAAGTCTGCAGCTTGATTGCCAGCAATTAAGAATACTTGCCCACGCTTAGCATCAATAGTTATCTGTCCTTGAGGAATCTTTAACAACATCTTGTTTTGAGATCCTACATAGCCAAGATCTGTCTCAGCAAAGTCAATTGGAGGAGCAGACTTAAATAATGTACTATTACCCAAATACGCAGCTTGAGGATTGCTTGTATTGATTGTAAGCATTGTGTTATATAACAATGACTTATTCTCAAAACGAGCAAGTACAGCTTTGTTCTGAATACCATCTAGTGCTGTTAAACCACCATAGTTCTGAGGAAAATCAAAGAACGATGTAGCAGAATAACTTAACCAGCTATTAACTCTACTGTTTGCTTGTGGATCTTGCTGATCTGAATAGATAGCTCTGAATGGATAATATGTATTACATATCTCTGGTGTCCAATCTACAGGCAAGTGAGAGAAGAAGTTCTCTGTATTCTGTTTAGAGTAAGACACGTTATAGTAGTACGTATTATCTTGAGCAATAGGTACAAACGTTTGTTGTAACCATGCATCAGGAATACCAGAACTTACGTGCGGATAGAAGTCTCCTTCTCTATTATTAAATGCTTGACGTAAGTCTACATTGATAGAACTCTCACAATAGAACGATGGAATACCATATGCAAACTGGTACATCTTACCAGTGTATACAGCATTACTAGAACTAGTAACTACAGAACCTGGACGCAATGTGGTAGTGCTTGTTGTAGTAGGTCCGTTAGTAAAATCAATATTAGTATTACTACAATCTAGATTTGTTGCTTTAACAGATATAATATTCTGCAAGGTTACACCGTTTGGTGTAGTATAATTACTTTGAATAGATCTAGATGAATGCCAGTATTGAGGATAAGCAATATTACCAATCTCATCATAGAATATATCTGAATCATCTGGAGCATCCACTCTATTGTCAATAAAGAATGGAAGCTTAGTCTTAAATGCAAACTTACAAATGAATGTATCACCACCGAAGAACGTATCTATACCTAATGCATTTCCTCCAAGAATATTCTTTTGGAATCCTGTATCAATAGTTTGATAAGAATATATTTGTCCCCACTGATTGATGAAACTATTCTTAATAGATGCATAGTAAGAAACTACTGTAGTAGATTCTTGATTCTCAGGATTACCACAACCATTTGTCTTTTGAGAGGCAGTAAACCTTGTAATGTCTGTAATAAAAGGTTGTGCTGTTACTGGTGATTGTAATGAAGGAGTATCTTTTACAAATGGTAACGGAGTTACAGATACATTATCTCTTGTGCTTATTGTCTTTAAGTATACAGAAGACTCTCTTTGAAAGTTATTAACATTAAAACTATCACCTACAGATTGTACACCAGGAACAAGATATTGAGCTAAGTGAAGCTGTCTTTGTTTAATACCTAAATTATTTCCTACAGGAGCAGAATAGTCATAACTAGCAATAGAATTAAACGAGTAAGAAAGATTCTTTCTACTAATTGAGTTTAAGAATATTGTTAGATATGCTTGATAGGCAGTAAACATTGCAGCAGCATTAAATAATCCTGCAATGTTAGAAATATTAAAACTAGACTGCAACGCAGTGTACTGAATGTCTCCTGTAAGGAATTTATACTGAGCATTATTTTTAACCTTCACAAAATGAGCTTTACCAGCCCCATAAATAGCATTCTCAACTTTAAGAACATCACCTAAATAAGGTTGTCCAAAAGATGTTTCAGGAGAGTTAAATACATATCTATATTTAGAATCATCTGTACCAAAACCATTTAACTCATCTGGATAACATAAAGGATTTCTTCCTGGAACTATTGTTATACTGTAGTCTTCATCACCACTTTCATATTGAGGAGTATAACCTGCAAAAGCTAATACATATTGAGGATTACCATTTGTAACAGTTATTCTTAATTGATTAAGAAAATTATAAGGATCTTGATAAATAAATGTAGTGCTAGATGCAGATGTAAATAATATTGTGTCACTTGCAGAAGGTACTGCTGATGTACCATCTGGTAAATTCCAAGTAATTGCTGTATCACCATTAGGAACAGGTCTTGTCAAGGAACAAATGTTATTCTGTCCTACAGATACTGGAACAGTTGTTATCTCTCCTGTATTAACATCTGTAATTGTTACAAATCCTGCAACTGTTACAATTAATTTATATAATACAGAAGTAGCATTATAAGCATTATTTTCTTCAAGAAGAAATGGATCTTTATTAAGATCATTGTAAGGGTAGTTAGGATAGTAATACTCTGTACCCTCACGCTTATACTTACCTACGTTACGTAGAATACCTTTAGCTACAATAGACTTATTTGTAGATCTATTACCACGAACAATCTTGTATGCAACAATATCATCTTTTTGCTCTGCTGTTAAATCAGATAGTTCAATTAAACGATATACTTCATCTGAGTTAATATTTACACCAATAGGAAATACAGCATCACCTGACCGCATAGTCACTTCATACTTATTAGCTACAATAGTAGGTATACCACTCTCAAAGATAGGGCTTACAAGAATATCTGGAAACTTATGGTGTCTGATGTATTGATCAGCTAAATCTCCCCACACTTCAGGATTGCAAGGATACTTATCAGCTGATTCCCAATAAGCAAACTGTCCATATTGATAAGGACCTTTGTAGCCAACCTTATCTGTAGCAGCTGTGTATTCTGGAGATGTACCACTAACTGATCCAGTGTTGTATATCTTCCAATATGGAGCAGATGCACCATCACCAATAAAGTCAGGATTAGTATTAGGAATAGGAGGCTGAACAGACTCAGCATACGTTAGTTTTCTACCAGGAATATGGAAACCATCTGTCTGCTTACCATTCTTTAATAAGAATACAATCTCAAAAGCATACACTTCATCACGAAGGTATCCTCTTAAGTTAGTAGCATTCAACTCATCAGCATAGTTTTCTGTAGCAGGAATTCTATATGTCTGCCATTGTAACTGAATCTGATTAGCAATTTTCTGATAGTTTACTCGATCAATAGATGTTAATCCATCCCATACAAGAATGTCTTGCACAGTAGTTAAATCATCAGCAATATCGTAATAAGGAAACTTCTCAAAGATATCAGCAATAGTTAACTTGATAGCTTCAGAATTCTGTCCTGTATAAGTAATTTGATCACTTGTATTACCAATAAAGTATGTACCAATTAACTCAACAGATGTAATGTTATTAACTGTTTTGATTACAGCTAAATTGAAATATTCAAAGTATCCTGTAGTATCTATATCATTAATATTTACAACAATAGATCTTCCAACAGGATAGTTGAAATCTAGCGTTGTATTATTAACATTTGCAATAGGTGTAGGATTAGTAACTGAGTAGTACGAAGAATAAGGTACACCAGTAGCATTAGCGTACTGAATAGCAAACTGATATGTACCAGCAGTAAGATTACCTCCTGTAATAACATCAGTAACTTCTAATGAAGGAATAGAGAAATTAGGTTGAATCTTTAACTGATTACAATCTAATTGATCTGATGTAACAGTATCACAAACACTATTTCCTACGGCAACTGTGTAAGGAATATTATCAATATCTAAATATCTACGAGGATTGTAACCATCAGTCCAATAAATCTCAGTAGTACAGTTTGTAATCTTATGTACTACCTTGTGTATAGGATACTTATCATTAAAGTTTAAACAAGCAGCATTAACTAATGTACGATATACACAGTCATTATTATCCATGTATCCAATCTCACTTTCACCTCCAAGAGGATTAGTTAGAAAGAATATATGTTTACTCTTCTCTTGAATAAAATGTTCTCCAATTAAAACATAATCTTCAGGAAAGCTAAGGCATAGTTCATTACCTGGCTCATTCTGATAGTTTACAGAGTCTGAGTCAAAGTTCTCAACAGAAGCATTTAATGCATAGGTCAGCTTACCTTTAGGAACCTGAGCTAAAGTCTGGTCCATATTAAGACCAGTTTGTGCAGCATTAAAGTTTTGCCTTACGTTCCCTTGATTAGTTGTTTCTTCTCCAGCCATATCTATTTGTTCTGTTTGGCAATTCGTACATGTTGAACCTGTTTAGGTCATTCTTAATTCTGCGTTGCTTTTCCCAAGGAGTTTGCTTCTTTATTTCAATGTCTGCCATAATGAATGCTTCCTCAGAAAGTTGCTTATAATAGCCAAGTTTCTTCTGTAGCTGTTCGAACGTCTCATCTGTTAATTGATTAGATAGGGTTTCAAATATCTTATACTTAATGAATGCTTCTACATACTCACGAATACGATAGTTATCAGGAATCATTTGATTACCAATGCCATCATACTCAGTAACGTAGAATATTAAATGCACTATACCATTTCTGAAGTTAGTTACAAACTTGTTGTCTCTAATATCAAATGAATCATAACTTGCAGAACCTGGAGTAAACTCATGAATAGGAGGTACTGTAGGAGCAAAGTTCCAAGCTTCAGTATAATTAACATCACAGTTACCTTGTGCTGAGATATTACCTGGCTTAAGTAAATACTCTTTCTTATATGATCTAGTAGTTTGGTGATTAGTCTTGTATACAGCTTGAATTATCTCAGGCATACAGTCAACACAATCTGTTGAACATGCAGGACAGCCTGTTGTACATAAAGGATTAGTACAAGGTGTTGTTCCACTTGTAATAGGAGCAATCTGAATAGTTGTAGAAGAAGCAGCTTGTGTATATAATGAGTTGGCTGTTTGGTATGGATACTGAGGAATCTCTGTAGCCATCCATGCTTCTCTCACAGCAATAAAATTATCTGGAAGTCTAGCTTGAAAGTCTTCAATGTGAAGAATAGCTTCACGAATAACATAAGTAGCTCTACCTAGCTTACGAAGACACTTATCTAAATAAGTAGGGAACAATAAGTCATCTACAGCTCCTGTATCAAAGTAGCTCTTTAATTCCTCTTTAACTGTAGAGTAAACAGGCTCAGGAGAGACAAAGTTATATTTATAGTAGTACGACATAAGTTATTTTTTCCACTCACGATAGATATGTTGATATTTCTCGTCAGTCTTTATATAGTGAGATAATAGTCTTGATGTTGTTCTGGTAGGTTTAAAGTACCACAAGTTTGTATGTTTCAATCTAGCTGTCTCTCGAAACCACATCCAACCAAAAAAGTATCCCTCTGTGTGGTAATTGAAATTATAGATTCTCTTTCCCTTCTCTTTACTCTTCTGCCAATCAATAGGCAAGTTAATTACATCTACACCATCTACCTTCTTAAACTTCTTTCTCTTCTTCTTGTTAATAGAGAATTCACCAAAGCCAAGTGGTAACTTAGCTTTTTCTCCAGTTTCAAGAATGTAGTTTTTGAATGCCTCGTTGAACGAGTAGATGATGTTCCTCCACTCATCAAATGTGAGCTTTATGGAAGTGTGCTTCTTACAGAAGCTTTTGTAGTTGTCTTTACTGGATGATCTCCAGTCTATTTTAACTCTTGGCATTATTGCTTGCTTACTTGATCATCTTTATTATCAGATGTTTTATCATCATTGATCTTAAAGTATGTCGAGACTAGTTTTTGTGAGGTTAACTCTAACACTTGTTTCTCTAAGTATCCTGGACATCCGTATTCTTTATCCAATGGATTCATGCAATACTCATCAAGGTTTACACCATTTGTGCAGCAGCACTCAGAGAACATGATCTCATTTGGAACATCTTCCTCAAAGAATGCAGCAATTCTTACAGCTTGTAACAACGGATTACTAACATATAGATATCCATTAACAATCCAATAGTAAGGCTGGTTCTTTACCAAAGGAAGAGACAATAGATTCATATATCTATTGATAGTTACTTCCTTGAATCGAGTTCCTTGACCTCCCATAGCATTGATAGACCATACACCTTGGATAAGATATTGATAGTTACCTTCTGCAATACGAGGAAGCTTGAACTTAGTTCTAGATACAGTACATGGATCAACATAGTCACAACACTCAGAGATAGGTACTTGCACCATCTCTAAACAAGGGATAGTTGTGAAGATAGTATCTGTAGCCCAAAGTCTACGAAGATTAGTCTCACGTTTAAGTAATAGCTGCGTGTTGTTTTTAATCTCAGACGCAACAACCCTATCAGTGATAAGATTGTCCGTTGATAGCAATTTGTGCATAGAACGCACGTCTGAAACTAATTTTCTTAATGTTGCCATTGTTATATTCTTTCTTCAAATTCAGCAATCTTGCCAGTGTCCTTGTTATAGACTAGAGCAAGTGCTGCTCTAACACTATGAACATAGTTGTTATCTAAGTGCCATCTATCTGTACCAGACAAGCTAGGCATTTGTTGTATTCTTACACCTTTGACTTCCTTAGCCATATAGTGGTGTTTATCTCCTGTGTGAACCTCTCTGTACTTAGCAAATCCAAACATTTGGCTATACTCAGGATGAGTTGCAAATAGTAATGGAAGATCTTCAATCTTACAGTTACCGTGGTGATAACCGATAAATGTCTCACCTACCATTACACCTTTCACTGTACTATGTTCTCTTTGAAAAGATACTCTAGGTTCATTCTTAAAGAATACATCTAGTGCATGTGCTAGGTAATAAGACTTAGTTCTATCATGATTACCTTGTACCAATACTACTTGTACATGCTCACAAACTTTACTTATTGTTTTGATAACATCTACAAGTAAACTAAAGCCTTGCTCATATTCATCAGCATAATCCATAATAGTGTCCTGTGGAGTACCATTTGTTGTCTGATGCTGATAGTTATCAGTGTGGAAGAAATCGTTTGATATAGGGAACACAATCGTGTCTATATCATACAATGCTGTGACATTACCAATAAGAGTAGTAGCAGTTTTGTAATATCTTGCCATTCTCTCAAATATTGAGTTATCACCATCCACATGTCTCTTAGCTAAGTGATAGTCAGATATTGATAATTCAACATCTACCATCTTCTTCTCAATATGAGCAGATGCATGTCTTAGTTCAGGAATGTAGTTGGGTTTGTAATTTTCTAGGAACTTTGCAAAGTCCTCAGGAGTGTAGTCTTTAGCTTCTTTTCTCTTAGAGAATACTGAAGAAGTAAATTTACCATTAGGTAATAACTTAGACCAGTAGTTTGTAATAACGTATTTATCAAGGTTAATCTTGTGCAGAGCAGCAAGCTCTATATCATCCTTGGGTTCAAAATCGAGAATCAATGTGCTCTCAATAGTTCCTTTCTCATTGTTAATCTTTCTTACAGATTCACACAGTAAAGGTGCTTTCAATGGATCGTTTGGTTCTTCTCCTCTTAGCTCTTTTAACAATTCATCTACTTCAATTTCACTAATACCAAGCCTTGAGGCATAGTATGTTTTACTTTTCTTCTGCTTCAATAATGCCTGAAGCATCGAAAGTTGATCCTGGTTTCCAGTCATCCTAGTTGTAGTTTAGTTAAATTGTCCTAAATATAAAAATTAATTTCCGTATTTACCAAACTATTGTAACAGAATTAATTATATAGGTTAATTAAGTTAATTAGAAATGAAAACTCCCAGAGCACATTGCACCCTGGGAGAAACTCTGTAAACCAACAAACAGAGTTTTTTGTCTCTTTAAATTATGCTATGCTGGACATTCATTTACATATTGATAATTAGTATACTCAAGTTGGAACGGAGTGAAAGTATTATAACCACAACCATATCCACACTCACTATAGTTAGTTTGCTGATACGGAGCTACTACACTATTAGTAAATTCAGGTATTGTTACTACATACGTTCCTCCAGAACCAGTTGAACAAGAACCAGATGTTGATACACCAAATGTTATTATTACACCACCAAGAGGAGCATTCTTAGGAGTTACACCATCTAGTTCAAATAAGGAAGCAGTTAATCTATAATAAACATCAGTTCCTGAAGAAGTTACTGAAGTAAAAGGATCAGTACATGTAACTTCTTGACTGTAATCAAACTCATTAGTCCACTTAATACATCCTACAAAAGGACAACCAGTTCCTCCAATATTTGAAAGCACAAAATTAGATCCACCTGGGTTAGTGTTTGAAATTCCAATAACTCGCCAAGGGAATCCATTAGCTCCAACTCTATCATTAATCTCGTATGTATTTATAGGATATGACGTAGAAGTATCAGTTGCATCTGCAACACAACTACTTATGGTATACCACTCTAATGTAGGAGCAGCTGTAGTTGTAGTAGTGGTAGTTGTAGGACAACCAGTTAAACCTGTAGGCGAAAGTTCAAAATTAGATCCACCTGGATTAGAGTTTGTAATACTTGTAACTCGCCAAATACCTCCATCAGCCCCAACTCTATCATTAACATTATAAGTATCTACAGGATACGATGTAGAAGTATCAGTTCCACCACCATTACAATTAATTATATTATACCACTCTCTTATAGTGGTAGTGGTAGTTGTTGTTGTAACACAGCTATTTCCACAAGGTGTAATAGCTCGTGTAAGAGTTAAGCCATTAGCTGCATATGCATTTATTTGACTTTGTGAATATTGTTGTAAACAGAATGTAGTACCTTCACCTGATGGACCTACATTTGTAGAATAACTTCCACCATTACACAAAGTACCACTTAATGCAACTGTATTACCACTAGTGTTTATATACTCATATACATAACAATCAAGACAATATACGCAACTCTCGTTTGTATTAACTAAACTAATATACTCCGCGTTTGTAGTTGGTGTAGTACCAGTTTTAACACAAATCTGAGGAGATGTTAATGGTTGTACATTTATAGTTGTAACATTATTATCACAATCTGTATAATCAACATAGTTTGAGAAATCAGGTGAGTAATTAGTAAGTGTCCAGAATGTACACGGATAAGGTGATACTGTAGTTGTGGTAGTTGTTGTTGTAGATTCAGAAGGACAAGTGCTTAAACCAGTAGGATTAATAAAACGTTGAGGGAAATTCGCACTATCGGTAGAAATACTAGTAATACGATAAGTATAGAATGGAGGTTGATTATAAACCGTATCATCTGCTACAATATCATTAACATTGAAGTCTACAACATTAAAACGTTTACTATAAGCTGTTATTGCTGGATTATCACATCTAACCATCGTAGCCCAACGTGAGTTTACTAACTCATTACAAGCAATACAATTAGCATATAATGGATATGTTCTTCTATCAACATAAGATGGAGGAGTACCTACATAAGGAGTAGTTAATGTAGCACAACTGTCTAATGTATCACCACCATAAATAACTTGTCCAGAAACAGCAGAAGAAGGGACTCTTAGTATAGGAGCATTAAATAGTGATGTACAAAATTGAGCATTCCAATAAGCACCAGGATCTTGTGTAGTAGTTGTTGTGGTGGTAGTTGTTGAAATACCACATCCTGTAACTTCAAATGATTTAGCTCTTTTGTCTGTTAGGTTATTTTTATCTTGTATAGCTACCCAAAAAATACCATTTGGTAAACCAGCTGGTAACCCCCAACTAACACTACTAGGAGTTAATGTAACTGCAGTATCAAAAGGTTCATTAAGTGCCTCTGCCTCTGTGTAATATGCATAAACAGATGGATAATACTGACCACTGCCTCCTGAGAACTGACTCATAAGAGCATAAGCCTGATTATTACCAGCACAGCCTTGTACTACAGTAAAGTTAAGAAGATTTGATGTAGTAGTTGTTGTTGTAGTGGTTGGTGCAGCAGTAGTTGTTGTTGTGGTTGTACTAGTTGATGTACTAGTTGTGCTAGTTGTGGTTGTAGTGCTAGTAGATGTACTAGTTGTTGTAGTAGTGGTTGTACTTGTACTAGTTGTAGTAGTAGTAGTACTAGTTGGAATAGGTACAGGCCAAGTTGTAGTAGTAGTAGTAGTTACAGGTAATAATAATATATTAATATCAACTGCTGTATTACATGTACCAAAAGAAACAACACGAACGACAGTAGTACCATTTGGGACAACATTGCTTATATACCCTGCAACAAGAGCTGCTTTAGGTACACTTGTTTCAAATGGAATTTCATAACTGTCTACATCTGAATATAGATCAAAGTTAGGTCCAGTATTGGCACCAGCTGTCGTTAGTATTATTTGTACAATCATTGGTTTGTATTAGCAGTTATTTACTAGTGTGCAGAATTTAACCTTTAATGCAGGAGTAGCAGCAATAGCATCAATTATCTCACTTGCTAATGTTGCTGCATCTAAAGAATTATCTAGTTTCTGAAGAATAGTATTTAATGGATCTTTGTTATTACCTCCTGAGTTTGGAAGATTAGGACCATAATAAACTACATTAGCTGTATCAATTATACATGGACCACATCCACAATCTCCTGTAGGATGATAATATGCATCATAGCACGGAGTGCCTGGAAGACAATTTAAACTCATGAGTTATTAATTAAGAAGGTCTGTACTGAATGTAATAACAAGCTAACACTGGTTGAATATTAGAGTGAGAAGCACCATCACCTGTATTAGCATTAGTTACAGTTACAGTGGTAGCTACTGTAATACCTGTTGTACTTGTAGTAGTTTGAACATTATAAGGTTGTCTGTTTACAATACCCACAGATCCTGCACTATCCCAACCCTCAGGAGTATTACCAGCAAAGTGATGGTGACCAGGATCCGTTACAGTAGATGTAGCACTTGCTGTAGCAGCATGTGTGTGAGAAGGAATCTGTGCTGCTGTTAATGTAACTACGTTAGAACCTGCTACAGTTAAAATGTTATAGTTAGGATTACCAGGAGTATCTGGGTTAGTGGCAGCAGGTAATGTTCCTCCACCAGCACCGATAATAGCACCTACACCAACTCTACCTCTTTTATCAGGAGTACCGTTGTTACCATTACATAAATAGATATCTGTAAAGCCTTGACTACTTAAACCTTTACCAGTGCTATCAAAGTTTGTTGATACATTACCATAGTATTCGATAACACTAAAAGGAACCATTCTGTCTTTAAACTGTGTAGCTCCTGGAGTTAATGATCCAAGATATGCAGCAATAAGAGAATTTAACTGTGAAAGCTTAACATAGTTTGTAGATACATCTAAAGCTAGTGCTGTTAAATCTGTTGCTGTTGAGCAAGCTTTATTAATAACTGCTTGTACAATAGCATGAGTATCAGAAGAAGCTGTAACACCAGTTAAACAACCAATTGTATAATCAGCATTTAATGTAGTGAGGGTAGCGTTAATGCCTGTGATTTGTGCTTGCAAATTACAAGCAGCTTTCACCAATGCTGTAAATAACTCATCAGCATTTGGAACTCTTCCTACAGGTAAATATGCTGTAACAAGAGCACAATAGTCAGAAGGAGCAATTGTGATATCAATACCTGTTCCATCTAAGAATGATACAACTGTATCAATTAGTGCTTGTTCTACAGCCAATAAAGTATCACCAGTTTCGATTCCTAGTGCTACATTATTTGCTCCTGTATATCTAACACATTTATCAGGTGTAATATCAACACACCCCGTATAGCAATTTGTACAAGACATTTCTTTTTTTATTTATGAATTAAAACTTTTACTCTGCTGGCTATCATATCTACAGTGAATGGTTTACAGTAGTCAGGGTTACAAACCTTGTACGTTAATATCTGCTTGTAATGTAATAGATCAGCAATTACTTCTCCTGGTATATATGTGTTCAAAGCAAACACAATATTACTATATTGAATATTAGCTAAGTCAGTTAGCTTACAATCAATATCAGCCAGCAACACAGGGATACTAGCACAATAAATACAATTAACAAGTCTTGGTGTTAACATTTTATTACTTATTTACAGCAGCTTGCTGTTGTTCTTGTTGTACAGCATAGTTACAAGCCGAGCAATACCCATTGGTTAATTGACATCCGCATCCAACTTGTACTTGACATCTTTTACAATTAGCCATTATGCAAAGTTATTTATATAGTTATTACCAGTACATCCACAGTTATTTCTGATGAAGTTGTCTAACATATTGTTAGCTTGTGTATATAACTTATTAGCTGTATCTATAGCACAGTTATTAGCAGCAGCAATAGATCCTTGAATCATATACCAAATACTATTTAATTGCATCTTAGCTTGAGTCTTAATAGCCATATCACACTGCATCATATCTAACTTCATAAAAGCATTATCAAACTTCTCTTGAATTTGATCTACACGCATGATGTTTTTCTCTACATAGTTTTCATATGCAGGAGCAACAGAATATTTTAAGAAATACACTCCATCAGGAAGCGGTATTAAATCAGCTCCTACAGGAGTTAATTCTAATGTCGTAGAGTTGAAAACATTAAAGTCTTCAACCGTAAAAGGTAAAGCAACTGGTAAGAAACCAGGCATTGTGATTTCAATAGTAGGAGAACTTACTGCTGGAGGATTAGTAGGATATGTCGATATATCAGCAATACCTAACGTAAACGTATTATAGGTATTCATTACTAATATATCCAATTTCAAGTCTGCCATGTTTTATAAAAAATAATGCCAGAGGATTTGAGAATAATCCTCTCACCCTCTGGCATAGGTTATGATTTATTTACCTTCTGATTAAGAAACAGTTGAAGGAGTTCCTAACGCAGCAGCTAAAACAGTTTCAATACCTGCAGATACCGATTGAGGAGCTGCAATAATCACTGTTGAATCTTCTTGGATATAATCACCCCACTGATAAGCAGCCTTATCTAATGTGTTGAATCTAATGTAGAACACATCATAAGTTGTACCGTTAGATACCCATGATTCAAAGTTCTCATTGTACCCAACCATACGGTATAAGTGCTTTAAGTAACCAGCTTGGTAGCTGTAGAAGTTCTTCTCTAATTGAGCGATCTCATCTGATTGACCGTAAGGATAGTTAGACTCTTGAGTCACAACAGCCTCAGCGATGATGTTACAATTATCTGCAACGATAAAGTCAGCAGTTGTAGCAGGACCAGCATAAGGGAATGTACGGAACCATAAACGATCATACTCGTAAGGGAACGCAGCAACGTCACATGGTTGACCATATTTAGTTAATGGCTTACCAGTGATAACTAACACAGAGTTTTGACCAGAGCCAGAACGAGAGAAAGTGAAGAACGTGTTGAAAGAGATGTTATCAGGGTTGTTACCTGGAGCCTCTTGTTCAAACTTAGCAATTAAGTCATCAACTAAAGCTTGGTGATCAACTTGAGCACATGGATCTCCACCACACTCTAAACAAGCACCTTTAACAGTTACTGAACGAGTGAAACCATTGAAATACAATGTATCAATGTAAGACGAGTGAGCACGTAATGTAATAGTTACATCAGTACCAGGAGTAACATTCCAATCACCAACTTGAGTGACTTGGTTTGTTGCAGTTGCACTACCAACTACTTTATACCACTCAGATACGTTAGTTCCAGTAGAAGAGATCTTGTCAGAACGCTTAGAACCTTGTAAGTAAGTGTTTGTGCGACCTTGAGCAACATAGAAGTAAGGATTGCTTCCTGCGATGTTACCAGCGTTAGCCACTGTGTAATCAGCCTTGAAGAAACCTACTTGACCTGCTGTCAAGTTTTGTGTAGATCCAGAGCTAGGTAATGAGTTACCTACAGGAACTACAAACAGGGTGGTTAATGAAAAATCAGCCATTTTTGTATATTAATTAAATTGTTTACTTATTCATTTGTCTTGATTCTGTATATCGAGCTTTCAACCGCTGATTGATTCTCTGTATACATTGCAAGGTTTTGTACGGTCAAGTCTAAAAGCTCATCTTCTAGATAAGTTTCAAGCTCACAGTCTTGATCGAACGATGGTTCTCCATCTAACATAATGTATCCAGTCTTATTAATATACTGTGGATATCTCATGTATGAGACGTAGATTTTACTTGGTGTGAAGGTTCCATCAGTGAAGATCGAAATCTCGTCTGAGGATATGAAATTGAAGGTCTCCTGATACTCGAACGATGGTCTGTAGTGAGTGTTGTTTAAACAATACTGCAAATCACCATGTTTAGCAAGATCACGATTAATCCAAATCTTTCTGTCCTTACATAATCCTTTACTAGCAATTACGTAACTATCTACGTAAAACATGTACTTAGGCTCAAGTTGATGAACATACGCACTCCACTGATTTAACTCAGGGTTCTTCAAAGCTAGTGGTAACTCACCATCATTGTAATTTACCACTAGGCTTTGCAGGTCTTCATATCTTTTCTTAAAGGCATCTAAGCCAAGACCTGATATTGTATTCTGACCATCTACTTTTTGCTTTATTAACTTAATCTGAGCCTCATTGAGAGCTAAGATTTTGTCTTCTAACTGAATCTGTTGATGCTCGTTTGCTGATAGCTTATTTAGTCTTTGGTCAATCTTATATAATAAACTATCTACGGGGATCATACAGCGGCTAGTTTTTTCGTTTTAAGTTTCTGCTCTAAGATCAGTAAATCATCTTGGTGATCTTCATCAATCAAGAACTTAACTAATTCTTCCTCATCTAATGCAACTTCAAAGTCACCTTGGTAAACTCTACCATTAGGTTTAACTCTATAGATAGAATGAGTAATTGCTTGTTTTACTAAATCTTTTACGTGAAGAAGGTTTTCTTGCATATCTGCAAATCTACCGAACACTTCAATTGTTGAAAGACCTTGGTATTTACCATCCTTGAACTCAGTCTGTTTTAAGATGTTGTCCACTTGGTTATATACCATATCGTCTTTGGTATCTTCTGTTACAGGTAAGCCTAGTAATCGAGCAACTTTACGTTTCTTCTCAGGAGTCATTGAATCAAACTTGCTAATAGCACGGTTGATTAATTGTTTCTTTTTGAATACGATTGCGTTCTCAATTTCATCATCTACAACATAGAACTGTGTATCTGCTGGATATTCACCACGTTCCCAAGCTTGGTAGCTAGAAGCGATTGTAGGGTGAACACGTAACCAAGCGAAAGCAAGCTCTTGCATTGGATTAGTGAAATCAAAGTAGTTATCACCATCTAGCAATTTAACTGCTTGTACGTGTAACATATCATCAGCACCTTGAGATAAACCATAGTTCCAGAACTTAGAACGAGGACCTAAATCCACATCACCTAACGCTGCTTCTAGTTTTTCTTTCAATCTAGTAACACGTTCGATTTCAAGTTCTTTTTCAGTCTTATCACCAATACGTTGAATATACGCAGCATTTGGATTTAATCCTGTGCGATATTGACCATCAAGTTCTTTGTAAGGATACTTAAATACTCCTGTTCCAGGAATACGTGTCATGCCTTTTGCAGCAAGACCACCTTGCATAGTTTGCATTTGAGAGTTGTTATACTCTTTCTTAATAGTAGAGATTTTTCCTATCTTACCCATATGTAGTTTAAATTTAATTTGGTTTGCAGAGTGCTATCCATCGAAGGAATAGCGACCAGGGACACCCCAATCCAAGCACTCTGTATTCAAGAAATAGCTCCCCCTGAGGAGGGAGGGTGGGGGAGCTTCTTTCTTGTAGCCTGCTGATTAGCAAGCATTTAGGCATGGAGCCTAGTATTAGAATTGAGGGATTTCTTCAATCAAGACTGTGCGAGACAAGTCTTCAATGAACACATCACAACGATCCTTCATCCAGATTTCGTATCCTGGGAATTTGTTCGCAGAACTCATACCTTGAGACTTAGCAAAGCCTAAGTGGTGACGAGTACCATCGATATAACCCCAAGTCATTGAAGGAGCACCCTTCATACGTACTTCACGGATGTTATTTACCATTGAACCATCAGACATTGGAGATACGTCAAACACCATAAATACTGGAGTAGACTTCTTGTTCTGTCCGAATTCTAAGTTAGTTTGAGGAAGGTCTAATTCTTTTAAGTGAATTAACTCAACACGACCAGTCTCACGAGTTACCATTGCATCGAATGCAAAGTTGTAAGTGATGTGTTGTCCTTCTCCTTGCATGTAGCGATTACCTGAATCAG